ACCAATATACAATAGTTACCCTACTACTATAAAAGTTTAACTATTTATAATAAACCATTTATATGAAAAAGATAACATTTATACTTGCATTATTTTTAGTAACTAGCTGTGCTAACTTTAAAGTAGCCACGCTTAATCATTCTCCTATAGTTACCCAGGAAGGTATCTTAGTAGATGTGATCGACAGTGAATCATCACTATACAGAAAGTTTAGTAGAGATAGTAAGTTTAGATGGAATTATTCTCAATTTGCTAAACAGCAAGACTTACGTTGGTATTATTCTTTTTACAATAGAAACTTTTTATGGAAGTATAATAGAAATGTTACTCCATGGGACTTATATGTAAACAGATATGACTTCTGGTTTGACTGGAACTTTAATTTTAATTTTGGTACATTCAATCATTGGGATCCATATAGATTTAGACAATGGGGATGGAATAGTTACGATCCATACTATAGTAATTTTCACTTATGGAATAGACCTTCTATGGCTCATATGAATAATTACAGACAGAGTACTCAAAAAGACATTAAAGATAGAGAGATAAAAAATAGAGTTAGAACTAGAGCTATCGCTAATAATAATAGTAACGTAAGGGTATATAATAGACCAGAAGTAAGAGAATATAAACTTAGAGAGTCTGTAAACATACTTAAAGGCGGAAATAAAAATATAATAATAAGAGAATATAATAATCCAAATAAGTTTAACAATGATAAAACTATCAGATCTAATCCTAGAAGCTACGGCAGGCCCGAAGGTAATAGTAATGGCAGGGGGGTCTGGAGCAGGGAAAACACATCTACTCCAGCAATTAGACCTCAAATCTCTTCCCCTAGTCAATCCAGACAAGTTCGTGGAGAATCCAGACCATCCAGCATACAACAAGCTAGGTCCAGCAACTCGAGCAGCGGACCAAGAAGCTCAGTCTCTCGTAGATAATAAGAAATCTTTTGTTTGGGATACAACTGCTAGTAACCCCAAAAAGATAAAAGATCTTATTTCGAGTGGATTTAACGTATACATGGTAATGGTGTACACTCACCCTATGATTGCATATATTTCTAACTTTAAAAGAGAAAGAAATGTACCTGGTTCAGCTGTGTTTTCTACTTGGAGAAATGTTTATCAATTAATACAAGATTATTCTAAGATGACTAAAGGTAATTTTTCTTTATTTGTAAATGCAAGACCAGGATTTGAGAAAGAAATTAAAGGATTTGATACAGCTGCTAAAAATGGAGCACAGGGTATCAAAGACTATTTACAAAGATATTCTGAAGAAAATAAGATAGACGGTTCATCATTCAGAAACCCAATTAAACTATCTGCTGAAGAAAATCAGGAGTTTGTTAATGCAACGTCTCATATGGATTATGATAGAGATAATTATAGTGAAGATAGAACGTTAAAAAAATATTTTCAAGATTGGTATCAAAAAAATGGAGTAGGACCCGGAGATGATAAGATGACTGCTAAACTTAAAAGTTATAGAACTAGTAAAGAAAAAGCAGTTAAGAGAGAAGAAGAAGTTTTAGAGAATATAGCTGAAATGTTATTTAGCCCTGTTTTTAACTCTAAACTTGTTAGTAACACTCCTAGAGAAATAGATTCTAACTTACAATCATTCTTAGCATGATAGCACTATACCCAGGAGCTTTTAAACCCCCTCACAGAGGACATTTCGAAATAGCCCAAAGGTTATTAGACGGGTCTATTAAAGGCAAACTTTACGGGTTAGATAACTATAAACAAGCTGGAGATAATGTATTAGACAAAAGATTTGATAAGATAGAAAAGGTTGATAAGGTAGTCATCTTTATAGGAGGAAACGAAAGAAACGGAATCAATAAAGAGCAATCAGCTGCTATATGGAATATTTACAAAAAATATCTAACTAATATAGAAATAGTTACCGAGGAAGGTAATCCAATGACTTTAGCTAGAGACTATGCAGCACTACATAATGATGAAGAATTTTATGCTGTAGCAGGTATTAGAGAAAAAGATGATCTTAGAGATTTAGGAAGAATTTCTGCTTTTAAGAAAACACCAAACGTAAAAGGATTATCAGTTACTTCAAACGATAGTAATAATGTTAGAGCAACAAACTTTAGAAAAGCTATACTTAGCGGTAATTTAGACCAGGTAAGAGACTTTTTTCCTAAAAGTTTATCTAGCGACGAAATGTTAAAAATATTAAATATGTTAAAAGGAAGTATAGTATCAGAACAAATGAAACAAAAGTTAGAAGATGTATTAACTGAGATATTTGTTTCTGAAAAAGAGTCTGTTGTTGAAGGTACATCTGGTACACACATAGCTCCTAGATCAGCTATGAAGTCAAAAGACAGAGCTCACTTAATTACCTTATATAAGAGAATAAAAAATCAAATAGGTAGTGACAATATAGCAGTTAAATTTATGCAAGATCATATTAGAGTGAGTATATCTAATGAGTTTGCTAAATCTGATTTCGATTTCACACCTTTTATGGGGTCTATATTAGAGTATATGTTAGATCAAAAACTAAACATTACTCCTTTACCGGAGATTAAAATAAAAAAAGACATAGCAGAAGCTTCTAGTGTATTTGGTAGAACAGCTTATTATAACCCTGAATTAAAAGAAGTAGTATTATATACCGAAGGCAGACACCCTAAAGATGTACTCAGATCTTTTACTCATGAAATGGTTCACCATATTCAAAACGTAGAAGGTAGATTAAAAAACTACGGGACTACAAATACCAATGAAGATGAAGAATTAGTAGAGATAGAAAAAGAAGCCTATACATTAGGTAATATTACTTTCCGCAATTGGGAAGATAAAATAAAAAATCAATAAAGGTTATGGGAAAATTAGTAGATTTATTAGAAGCATATCCGCTTCCGGAAGAAAAAGTAAAACCTCCTTATCAAATATACTGTGATATGGATGGAGTTTTAACAAATTTTGAAAAGCGTTTTGAACACTTTACAGGTAAACATCCTCAAGAGTACGAAAAAGAATTTGGATTAGAAGCATTTTGGCACTTAATAGATGTAAAAGTAGGAGTTAAATTCTGGGTTGGAATGGACTGGATGCCAAAAGGAAAAGTACTATGGGACTTTATTAAGGAGTATAGTCCTAAATTATTAACCTCTCCTTCCAGACATGATTCATCAAGATTGGGTAAAAACCTATGGGTAAGAAATAAATTAAACCCTAAACCAAAAACTATATTTGCTTATTCTAAAAGTAAACAAAATTACGCAAACGAAAACAGTATATTAATCGACGATAAACCGTCAAACATAGAAGAATGGCAAGCTAAAGGAGGTATAGCATTTAGAGTTAGAAAAGGAGATATAAGCGATGCCTTAAAAGGATTGAAAGAGTTAGGTTATGAGTAAAGAAACATTATTAAAAAAAGAGTTCAAACAAAGCGACGTTCAGAGAGTAAGAAATTTAGTAAATAAAGATTTCACTTCTGGAGTTAAAGTACAAGCCGGTTACCGAAAAACTTCTATAAAACATATAGAAGGAGACATATGGGAAGAAAGCGGTAAACAGTGGACTATTAAGAACGGAATTAAACAGAACATTACTAAGCTAGACGCTGCAAAAAAAGCATTAAGAATGCCTCTTAGGTGCCCTAAATGTAATGGTCCTATGGAGCACTGGTTAGCTAAAAAAATGTATAAGATACATGGTTTTTGTTTTGACCCTTGTGTTGTAGAGTATGAACATTCCCTTAAAAAAGCAGGATTATACAAACAGTATGAACAGAGGATGATTAAAGGTAATGCTAAAGAGGTAGTAAAGGATATTGAAAACTGGGTACTTGATTCAGTTAACGATAAACATACATTTGTTACTGAACAAGGAGCTATTGAAGATTGGGGCGGTATGAATAAAGAAACTAAAGATAAAATACTTAAAGACTTAAAAGAATTCACAACAGTTATGCGTAAGCATATAGAGTGATATTTATATATAAAATACAATGACACAGAAACAGATCTTAGAATCAGTTCTAAAAGAAATTAAACACGTCAAAGAGCAAATGCCGAACGGCGAATTAAAACAAATGCAGGTTGACGTTAGTGAGTTAAAAGTAGACATTTCTTCTCTAAAGAAAACCTTACTAAACCCAGATACTGGAGTTATTGTAAACACTAATAAAAACACAGAATGGAGAGTACTTCTTCAATCTAATCAAAAAGAATTCGAAAATAAGTTAGCTGAGGTAGAAACTCTTAAAAATTGGAAAGAAGGAGTTACTAGAGCACTTTGGATTATTTTCGGTATTATAGCAGCTATTATCATAAGAATGTTTATGATGCACGCTGAAGGATAAATAAAAAAACAATGCCAGCAAAATTAAAACCTTCATCTAAAGAGTATGTCAGGGACGCTAGAGGTAAAATGACTAAAAAATGGTCATGGAAACATTATACTCCAGCTACTACATCAACAGAAGAGTTAAAGAAGTTACTTGAAAACTCTAGTTATAAAAGAAAAAAAAGTATTATACTTAAAGAACTTGCCAAAAGAATATGAACACCCTTACTCTAGCCCAGCTCATCGGTGAGATTATTTACGAGATCAAATACTCTCATCCAAACTTTGATAACGAATGGGAAGAGGCTGAACGTTATTCTGAGTTTGTGAAGATTGGGAAAGAGGAATGGATTAATATAGCTAACCAAGGCCAACCAGTACCTTATAGCTCCATAAAAGATAATTTAGGTAATGTAGACTTAAACTTTGATAGTTTAGAAGAACCTAAAAAACAGAGATTTATAGATGCTTTCAACAAAGGAACTATTGAAATGTCCATAGCTGTTAAATTTTCTGATAACGATTACGATTTAGTAGCAGGTAATACTAGATTAGCAGGACTAGTAAAAAAAGGAATTGATCCAAAAATTTGGATTGTTGATATATCTGAATTATCCGAAAACTATAAAGACGGTAAAAAGAAAGGTAAATCAAGACCAGGCAGAGTAAAAAAGTCTGGAGCATCATGCAAAGGTTCAGTATCATCTTTAAGAGCTAAAGCAAAAAAACACGGTGGTGAAAAAGGTAAAATGTACCACTGGTGTGCTAATATGAAAGGTGGTAAAAAATGAAAATAGCAAATACTACACTACATAGGGAACCTAATTTCTTAGACCCTACTGAAGATATTAAAACACTTAAAGATCCTAATTCTGTTGACCTATTTGATCAAAATGGATATCATTTAACTAAAGCTGAACAAGCTTTCTTAGGTTATAACGGATATCAAACAATAGAAAGAAGACATGAAGATTGTATGAGATACGATTGGATGTTATGGGATAAAAGAGACGGAGCTCATATTAACCATTCAGACTTATTTGAAAGAAAAGGATTCAGCTCTAACGCATTAGAACAGCTTTACGCTGTAGCACCTTATAATCCAATGTTATATAAGTTAATAAAAATGAAACCGAAATGGGGAATAGACATTTCTATCGATTATGTTTCACCTAATGCAGTATTTGAAGTATTTCATTACGAATGGGACTCCTTTTATTATGAACAAGTTATAGAGAAAAAGTTGGAGATTGAAGAATTTCTTCTTAAATTAGATTGGGATGATGTAGCTAAAGCCCTGTGGAGAAGAAAAGATGATTGGTTTTATTTAGATTTTTTTGAACAAACTAAATGGAGAACAGACTATTTTGGTTTATCCCCAGAGAAGTTCAAAAACGTTATTTGGGATAGTTAATCTATTTATTTATATACGTATACAATACTCTATCTATGAATTACAAAGAACTTAAAGATCGTTTATCTAAATGCGAATACACTCTTAAGTGTTACAGAGAAAATAAAGCGGTGGAAAAAGATAACAAAACAGTGAAAAAATTAGAATTACTTAAGGAATCTCTTGAGAATCAATTAAAAGAACAAGAAGCAGGAATGGTAGTTACTAAAGACTCTGAAGAAGCAGAGAAATTAGCTAAGAAAGGAGTTAACGTAAATCTTAAAACAGAAGGTCCACATCAAACAACTTATATAAAAGTATCTAGAAAAGATTATAAAAAAGCTATACAAGTTATAGATCAAAATATAGACAGTGAGTACGTAAGTACTGACATAGTCGATGATGATGGAGACGGAAATGTAATTGTATACTTTAACTTTACATCAGCAACTACTGATCACGATCACTATAACCCTGACTCAGATCCAGCAGAGTTTATATACGACTTATCTATGGATTTAGAAGCTAATGGTATTTCTGTTGTAGATAAAAGCCACGATTTAGACGAAACTAAAGATATTAACGATCCTGTTCTTATGAAATTAAGAGCATTACAATCTAGGATGGCTAAAAAGAAAGATAACAAAACAGCATCTCCTAAAAACTCAGCAATATTATCCAAACTTCAAATCAAAAGAGACCAGGTAATGAGAGATATGGAGCAGGAAGCTGAACCAGAAGGAGGTCCAATAGCAGATAAGTATGGAGATATGCTTAATAAGATAGATGCTGCAATAGCAAAAGCTAAAGGAACAAAACCTAAAAGCTATGATGATACTTTTAATGAAGGTCAAGACGATGTCTTTGCTTTAGGGTACGATTTGGATGCTACTCAGTATTTAATTGACTACCTTAAATATAAATATAAAGAAGGACAAGACTACGAACTACATATTGGTAGAGGAGACACACATCCAAATGCTATTACTCTTATTAATCCTAAAATGGAACAAGATAAAGAGTTAGGTAACTTACTTATGAATGCTGGAGATCAAGAAGAAACAGATTATCAAGCAGATAGAGAAGCTGAAAAAGACTATATAGGAGAAAAGAAAAGACCAGGGCTATGGGCTAATATCAGAGCTAAAAGAGCTAGAGGTGAAAAACCTGCTCATAAAAATTCTAAAGCACATAAAGATGCAGTTAAAGCTGGTCAGAAGATAAATAAAGAAGGACTTTGGGCTAATATAAATGCTAAGAGAAAAGCAGGGAAAAAAGCTTCTCATGGTAATTCTAAAGCACATAAAGATGCAGTTAAAGCTGGTAATAAGTTAAAAGAACAAGACAACGTAAACTTAAGTAAAGAGCATCTTTCTATCATAGCTAGTAAAGCCGGAAAAGCAATCGTACAAGCAGTACATGCTTCAGGAGACGAAGTATCTAAAGCTAGAATTAAAAAAGTATTCTCCTCAGCACTATCTCCTAGCGTACCAGAAGCATTTACAGTACATATTATATATAAGAATGACTCAGAGGTATCATACAGATTTCAAATAGATGGAAACAAACTAATATTCTTGGCAAACGATAAAGACATCGTTTTATCAGATGTAGGAGTTAAACCTTCAGGTGAACCTTTTATAAATACAGAGCTCGTTAAAAACGAGATGACAAAATATTTTAAACAGATGCAAGAAATAAACGAACAAGATATCGAACAAAAATTTGACGACAGAGGAAAACCTACTCACTTAGGTCATAGACTGTCAGATAAGGATAAAGCTACTCTTGCAAAGATAGCTGATATGATAAAAAATGCTAATAATGACGACTATGACTATAATGAAGGTATAGAAGACGTTATAGATCCTGCTGACTACGGAGTAATGGCTCAAAATTATTTAGATGGATTTGATAGACCACACTCTCTTGATGCTGACGAATTAGAAATGTTAGGACGTAAAATAGTAAAGCAGCTATATAAAGGAGACTTTAAAGCAGCAATGGCTAGACATGGAGGTACAAATGTAAATGAAGAGTATACAAAACAAAAATTATTAGCTTACCTAGGACAATCAGACGATGCTATGATTAGAACTTTTGATGATAAGTATTTAATTATCTATAATCCTAAAAATGGTAACGACGATAATGCTAATATGTGGAATGACGATACTGTATTTGGTGTAGATCAAGATGGAGAAGAGCATGAAGTAAGGTATGACCAAATAGATGGCTTACAATTAGAAGGTATAAAAGAAAATTCTGAGATGGATAAGATTATTCAAGGTAGAAAATTCATTAAGGATTTAGCTCCTTCTATGAATAAATTACCTCAAGATGATCCTAAGAGAATAAAGTTTATCAAAAAAGTAAAACAAATAAACGCTAAATATAAAGAGCTATTAGCTAAACAAGATGATAAAATAGCAGGAACAGGTAGAGATCAAGAATTAGATGAAGGAAGAGGAGATTTCGATGATGTATTAAAAGCTGTACAAAATATGTCTAACAATGATGATATATCAGAGAGAGACGCAGCAGCAGAAATAGTATTAGCTTTAGCAGATAAATTTCAATTACCAGTAGATAAAAATCTAGAAGACTATATGCAAGAAGTAGTATCTGAAGTAAAAGTTGGAGATACACTTACTAAAGACGGTAAAAAAGGAAAGGTAACTAAAATATCAGATACTCAAGCTACAGTAGATTTCGGAAACGGAGATGTATACGGTATAGCACATAGTAGAATTAAAGGAAGTAAAATAGTAAAAGAAGAAGATACAATCAAAGAAAGCTCTAGGGAGTTAGAAACTTTATTTGGAGCTATAGGATATAGTGGTGGATTCGAAGAATTTATAGAAGATAATCCAGGTGCAGTAGAAGCACTACACGGATGGATTACTAGTGTACCAGAATTTAGAAAGAGACTAAGTGCTGAATTTTCCAATTCAGAATTAGACGGTATGGGTATATACGATATTCCAGGCTATGATGATGATGATATAGATGAAGCAGAAGCAAGACCAATACCAGATACTATCTTACGTGGTTATAATGCTAATGTAAAGAATGCACAATCAATGGCTACTGCACTTCTATCTCTTTTTAATCAAATAAACGATAAAGAACCTACTGATTTTACAGCTAATGGAAATATAAAGAGAGTACTAAAACTACTTAACTACGTTGCAAAAGCACCAGATACTGAGGCAGATCAAGAAGTAAAAGAATCTGGACCTGGATTTGCTCACGATTGTGCTGCTAAAGTAGTACATGAGAAGTATGGAAAAGGTAATTGTATACCAGAGAAACATACTCTAGTTAAAGAAGGAGAGAAACATGTAGTTACTCATTATGACGTTTTATTTGAAAGCGGCAAAACAGTAGAAGATATACCAGTTAGTGAGTTAGAGATTAAAACATCTAATGAACATTGGCACAAAGGATATAAAAAGAAAAAGAAGTAAAATGAACAAAGCTAAATTAGAAAATATCATTCTAGAGGCGTACGAAGAGGTACTTAAAGAAAGTTTATTAGATCAATTAAACGAAGAAGAACCTGAAGAAGAACCTATACCAGAGGAAGAACCAGATATGGAAGCTCCACAAGGAACAGTTCTAGAAGACGCTACTGATAAAATACTAGGTAAATTTCCTACCTTAAAAGCAGCTTTAGTAAAACTACAAACCGAACAATTTAAAGAGTTCGTCGAGTCAATAGACTGGGTTTCTCCTAGACCAACTTCATTTAGAGTAAATCTAAAGAATGGTCAAGACTACATACTTAAATGGATGGGAGATGGATTTCAAGCTCAAATACAAGGTAAAAGATACTATATTAATAAAATAGATGATTATCAGCAAGCATTAGATAAATTAGAATTACTTTATAGAGAGTCACCAATGAAAGGAGCTGGAGAAGGAGAACCTGCTGACGTAGACACCGGAGGCGGTGGCGGAGGCGGAGGAGACTTTCCTGGAGCAGATGCTGGAGGAGGAGCAGAAGGAGGAGACGATGCAGGAGGAGATGACTTTCCAGCAGTAGATGATGGAGGAGCTGATTTATCCGATGAACCTGTAGACTTTGAAGCAGGAGAAGAACCAGACGCATAATGAACATTACAGATAAACTATACACAGAGTGGGCTTGGAGGTCTAAAACAGGTACTCCATCAATGGATAATGCTGAAGATAGAGCTCTGCTTGATAGTATAATAGGCGAAGCAACAGATAAGAATAAACCAGTTACTCCCGACGATGTAATATCTCTTATTACCTCTATATCAGACGATCAAGAAGCTTTACAGTATCTAAGAAGATACATTAGAAACAGACCTAATCAGAATGCTTTCTTTGATTATATAAAACTTCAAAACATAGACGACAATACTCTTCAATCCGGAGATGCTCCTCAGAGAGTATTTAACGTATTAGCTGATAATGATGACTTAGAAAACTATATGCTCTACATTAAAAAGACAATAAACTTTTCTGATCTAGGTGTAAAAGGAAATATACTCAGTAAATTTAACGGTAAGCTTTCAGGTAATTCTGTTAAGTCTCTTATTAATATCGGTGGCCAAGAAGGAGGAAGAGGAGTAGGTAAAGCTGAAATAGGCTTATCAACACTCATAGGCGATGTTAAAATGATGAAAGGGGAAAAAGGAGATTTAGACTGGGGAGGTAAGTACTTAGAGGTAAAAGGATCTGCAGCTAGATTGGGTAAAAGAGATCATTCATTTACCGGTGGAGCCGAAATAATAGACACTTTAGAAGCTTTACAATTAGACACTAATAGACCAGACTCTTTTATGCCTGCTCTATTTAATATATCTCAAGATAGAGAAGATGTTGACTATAAAAAAAGTGTAGAACAACTTAATAAACTACTTAATCAAGTTTACGATGAAGAGTACGTTAAAAGGTATATTACACCAGAAAATTGTACTGACTCTAATAGATTAAGAGTAGCACTACAGAAAGTATATGCTGCTACATATGCTAAAAGAGAAGGAGTAGCACACTTTATATTTGTTGATACAAGCACTGGTTTTGGAGATTACTTATCACTGGCTCCTGAACAATTAATGACTTATATAGGAGAAAATCCAAAAACATTTTCAAGTCCTATATCACTTAAAAATGGTTTAGCACCTCAAGTATTTAGGAGTGGAATCAAATAGTTATGGCAAAAGACATAAAAAAAATAATCGCACAAGAGTATTTAAAGTGCGCTAAAGATCCAGCGTACTTCATGAAGAAGTATTGCTTTATTCAACACCCTACAAGAGGTAGAATTCTTTTTTCTTTATACCCTTTTCAAGAGAAAATCTTACATTTATTTAAAGACAACCAGTATATTATTACCCTTAAGTCTAGACAGCTAGGTATATCAACCCTTTCAGCTGCTTATAGTTTATGGTTAATGGTCTTTCATAAGGATAAAAACGTACTAGCTTTAGCTACTACTCAAGCAACTGCAAGAAACTTAGTAACAAAGACTATTTTTATGTACGATCAACTACCTAAGTGGTTAAGATTAAAATCAGTTGAAAAGAATAAATTATCATTAAGACTTAAAAACGGATCAAAAATATCAGCTAAATCATCTAATGCAGATGCCGCTAGATCTGAAGCAGTATCGTTACTATTAATAGATGAAGCTGCATTTATAGATAATATAGACGAAACATATACTGCTGCTCAACAAACGTTAGCTACCGGTGGACAATGTATGGCACTGTCTACTCCTAATGGAATAGGTAACTGGTTTCATTTAACTTGGGAAAAGGCTGAAACAGGAGAAAATTCATTTTTACCTATAAGATTACCTTGGACAGTACATCCTGAAAGAGATGAAACCTGGAGGCAACAACAAGACAGAGACCTAGGTCCAAGGATGGCTGGTCAAGAATGTGATTGCGATTTCCTATCCTCTGGAGATACAGTATTTGAACCTGAAGATATTACTTTCTACGAAGAAACATACCAAAAAGATCCTATGGAAAAAAGAGGAGTCGACGGTAACTTATGGATTTGGGAAGGAGTTGACTACAGCAAGTCATATATGGTTGTAGCGGATGTAGCGAGAGGAGATGCAACGGATTACTCTGCATTTCATATATTTGATATAGAAAATTGTGTACAAGTAGGTGAATACAAAGGAAAGATATCTCCTAAAGATTTTGGAAATGTACTTGTAGGAATAGCAGCTGAGTACAATGATGCTCTGTTAGTAGTTGAAAATGCTAATATTGGTTGGGCTACAATAGAACAGGTAATGGAAAGAGAATATAGAAATTTATACTATAGTCCTACTAATAATAGAGACACAGTAGAATCATATATGAATAAATTTGAACGTGATAAACTAGTACCTGGCTTTACTATGTCAGCTAAATCACGTCCATTAGTGATTGCTAAAGCAATCGAATATATAAGAGAACATTCTGTAAATATACAATCAAAAAGGCTAATGGCTGAGATGAGAGTATTTATATGGAAAAACGGTAAAGCACAAGCTCAAGATAGGTATAATGATGATTTGATTATTTCTTTTGCAACTGCTTTATATGTAAGAGATACTGCATTAAGACTGAGACAGCAGGGTATGGACCTAGCCAGAGCGTCATTATCATCGTTTACAAACCTCAATGCAAAGAACCAAGCTGTCATTAAAACAGTTGGTAATCAAGTAAAAAATCCTTATATTGTTAATACACCAGGAGGCGAACAAGATATCTCTTGGTTATTAAAATAGACTATTTATAATTAAAACGTACTTTAATGGCGGATAAATCCTTATTTGGTAGACTTAGAACACTTTTTTCAAACGATGTAGTAATTAGAAACGTCGGAGGAAAAGAACTTAAGATTGCTGATGTAAACAAAATACAGAATACCGGTAGGTATCAAACGAATTCTCTAGTAGATAGATTTAGTAGACTATATATCTACAATAATAAAAATATCTTTAACCCTAATATTAATTACCAGACACTAAGGATTCAATTATACTCTGATTATGAAGTAATGGATACTGATCCAATTATAGCTTCTGCATTAGATATATTAGCTGATGAAGCAACAGTTAAAAACGATCAAAACGAAATATTAGCAATACAATCATCAGACGAAAACATACAGAGAGTACTTTATAATTTATTTTACGATGTACTTAATATTGAGTTTAACCTTTGGTCTTGGACTAGAAACATGGTTAAGTACGGAGACTTCTTTTTAAAGTTAGAAATCTCAGAAAAGTTTGGAGTATATAATGTACTACCTTACACAGTTTATCACATGATAAGAAGAGAAGGAGAAGATCCTGATAATCCTTCTAAAGTAATATTTCAACTAGACCCAGACGGACTAGCATCATCTCAAAGTACTAATTACCTTCCAAAAAGAAAGTCTAACGAAAGAGTTATAGATTTTGATAATTACGAAATAGCTCACTTTAGATTAATATCTGATACTTCTTACCTACCATACGGTAGATCATATTTAGAACCAGCTAGAAAGATATATAAACAAGTTACTCTAATGGAAGATGCGATGTTAATTCATCGTATAATGAGAGCTCCAGAAAAGAGAATGTTCTACATTAACGTAGGAAACGTTCCACCAAATGAAGTAGAGCAATTTATGCAAAAGACCATTAATTCAATGAAAAAGACTCCTTATGTTGGAGAAGATGGTCAATACAACCTTAAGTTTAATATGCAGAATATGATGGAAGATTTCTATCTACCTGTAAGAGGAGGAGATACTTCTACTAGAATCGAAACTACTAAAGGTTTAGATTACGATGGGACTACTGACGTTAATTACTTACTTAATAAAATGTTTGCTGCTCTTAAGATACCAAAAGCATATTTTGGATATGAAGGAGAATTATCTGGTAAAGCTACTTTAGCAGCAGAAGATATTAGATTTGCAAGAACAGTAGAAAGAGTACAAAAAATAATGGAATCAGAGTTAACTAAGATAGCTCTAGTACATTTATACTCTCAAGGATTTACAGGAGAAAGTTTAACTAACTTCGAAATTAAGTTAACTACACCTTCTATTATATTCGAACAAGAAAAAGTAGCACTACTTAAAGAAAAGGTAGATTTAGCTTCTCAAATGAAAGACACTAAATTATTCTCATCAGACTATATATACGAATCAATATTTAATTTATCAGAAGATCAATATATGGAAATGAGAGACTTGGTTAGAGAAGATTCTAAAAGAACATTTAGAATAGCTCAAATAGAAGGTGAAGGAAATGATCCTGCTAAATCAGGTACTACATACGGTACTCCACATGATCTTGCTTCAATGTACGGTAGAAGAGCTACATCAACTCCTAAAGGAGGCGGAGCAGAAGACTTACCAACAGGCTATTCAGAAGTAGAAAACACACCAGACTGGGGAGAACCAGGACCTGACGGTGGTAGACCTACTGAAAAAGCTTCTGTATACGGTACCAATGATGCACTGGGTGGACGTGATCCTTTAGGTGTACACGGTATGAAAGGAGGGTATCCTTCAGATAACGACAACGTTGCTGAAAATCTATCTACTCAAGCTGTTTATCATAGAAATAAACAAGATCTTAAAAATATAGTTTTTAAAAAGCAGTCAGAACAGAAATCTAAAATGCTAAGTGAAGACAATATTAAAGATTTAGAGAATTAACACATATTTATATATAGTAAACGTATACAATGAGGATAAAACATTCAAAGTATCGCAATACTGGTTTGATATATGAGCTGCTTGTAAAGCAAATTGCAGCAGACGTACTTGAAAATAAAGAGTCAAGTGCTATTCAAATATTAAAAAAGTACTATAGCGGTAAAACTACTCTAGCTAAAGAATACAAGCTATACGAATTTGTAGTTAAAAACAATTCTGTATCTCAAGCTAAAGCAGAAACGATCATTTCTACTATTACAGAGGTATCTAGAAAATTTAATCAAAAATTACTTAAAGAACAAAAGTATGCTTTGATATCAGAAATAAAAGAAAGATATAACATCGACGAATTTTTTACTGTTGATGTAAGAGATTATAAAGCATTAGCGTCTTTATACTGTTTATTAGAAGCACAGAATAATTCTAATATAGTTGACCCTAGCTTTTTAATTAATAATAAAACAACTCTATTAGAGCATTTAACATCTAAGAAACAAAATGAGGAAGATGTTAAAGACTCACTTATTGAGCAATATTCTAAGTATGATACTGATTTAAAACTTTTAACGTTTAAAATCTTATTAGAAAAGTTTAATAGTAAATACAAAGATCTTCTTCCTGAACAGAAGAATATACTTAAAGAATTTATAACATCAGTAAACTCAAGTAAAAAACTATTTAATTTAGTTAATAAAGAATTTACTAAAATTGCCGAAGCTGTAACTGGCTTAAGTAAAAAAGTAACTGATGATATACTTAAGATTAAATTAGATGAAATATCTAAATCTATCAAGCCGTTAAAAAGCACAGATAGAGTAGGAGATACCCATTTAGTTAATCTTATGCAATATTACGATCTAGTAAACGAGCTAAAAAGCTTATGACAAGATCAGCACTGATTCAGTTAGTACGTGAAGTACAGCAGGAATTAGACGAGGCTAACGTTACTAATAGTGGCGGAGCATCATTTACACCTGGCGATGGAGCACAGTATGCTACACCAGCTGCATTTGGAAAGGCTACTCGAGCGATTAAAACGCTTAAGAAGCAAGGTTACAAGCAGGTTAGTCGTCCTAAACGACCGTCACATACTAAAGGATTTGATTATTTATAAAAAATGAGAACATACACAGTAACAGAAAAGTACAGAGCCGTCAACGAAGGTAAGATGGCTAAATCAGAATTTGTAAGACAAATGAGACTTGGTTACCCTGAACATATTACACAGTGGAACGGATTTAAAGATACAGTACAAATTCTTAAGAATAGAGGACTTCTTTTCGAAGAGGTTAAACCTATAGTAGTAGAGGAAAAGATTGATGCTATGAAATTGCCATATAGTCTAGAAGCCTTAGATAGAGGTATTAGACATGAATTCGCAGAAGCTAAAATTGAATATCACGCAGGTGCTAATATTAATATGGATCAATACAATGATGCTCTAAATAAAGCTAAAGCAAATTTAGACAAGGATCCAATGCACTACCTTAATATACTTGCTGGTAATGATAAGAACGTAGATAAGAACGATCAAATGAAACCAGTATCAGATAAACCAGATGTATTTAATGGTCTAAAGAAAGCTGATTTAAGAGAAGCTAAAACAATGCTAAAAGAAGGCAAAATGGATGACTTAGCTGAAAAGCTAGGAATAGATGTAGGTAGATTACAAGCTGCTGCTGATAGATTAAGAGAAATGGAAAGAGAAGATGCTGCAGAAACAGCCGGTAAAGTAAATGCAATGAAAGCCATTATAGATGAAGAACCTGATGAAGTAATGAACATCGATAGACACGGTAATGAAAAAGAAGATAAAGAAAGCAATTACACTAAAGTAAAGGAAGCAGAAGAAATGGATCAAGAAGAGTACCACTTAAAAAGAAAAGAAGCTGCTAATGCTGCTATAGATATTTTAAGAAGAAAGTTTCCTGAAGTTACTGCTGGGATACTTAAAGACTTTTTAAGAACTCATATGGATGATCTATATGGTGGAGCAGATCCTATAGAAGAATTTGAAAACTATGTATCAGTTAATTATGATAGTTTAGAAGAAGAAAGCGTTTCTGAAAAGAAAGGTAAAGATCATGACGGGGACGGAGATGTTGACGGAGATGATTATATGGCTGCTAAAGACAAAGCTATTAAAAAAGCAATGGGTAAAGAACCACAACAAGAAATTAGCACTGCAGATATTAAGGCTGCAAGAGCAGGATTAGACAAATTTGCTGCTAGAGAAAAAGAATTAGACAGACAAAATCCTAACAGACATAAAGAAGCTGGAGCTAAAGCAGCAGCAGCAAGAGATGCAGCAAGAGCAGCTAAAAAGAAATCTGGTAATAATACTGCAAAATATACTTCTTTCTACAATAAAGAAGAGAAAATCAAAGAAGCTATAAAAAAGATTGTAAAAGAATCTTTAGCAAAAGATACTCTAAACGAAGCTGCTACTAATCATTTAGCTGCAATGGCTGATACTTATGGAGACTATAAAGGTATGACAGTAGTACTAAATGATCTTCAGAACATAGTAACAGATATCGAAAGTTATTATGCTAAACAAAAAGATAGATTAGAAGGAGTATTTAAAAAAGTAGGTGAAATACAAAATGAAGAAGGATTTAAAGTAGGAGGATTTTTAGCTCCTGCTATAGAAAGCGCTTTTGTAAAAGATTCAAGACACTTAGGAGGTAGTAGATTTATGAAAGGCGTACAAATACCTCAAGTAAAAGTTGCTAAGTTTGATAACTTAAGACAAGAAGAAGCACCTGTAGAAGCAGCTCCAAAAGAAACTATATTCGGTATAAACGAAAAAGGAGAGTTTAAATTAAGAAAAGACTTATAAAAGAATGGCACAACTATTAGTAGACGTTACCCCATTTAAATCAGTACTTAGAGAGTCTAAAGAAAGACCAGGAGTATATGAAGTTGAGGGTGTTATGCAAAGAGCAGTTGCGGAAAATCAAAACGGTAGAACATATTCAAAAGATATTTTAGAAAGAGAAGCTTCTAAATACGTTAAAGAGTTTGTTGAAAGAGGTAATGCATTCGGAGAACTAGATCATCCTGAGTCTCCTGTTGTCTCTCTTAAGAACGCATCTCACATAGTAAAAGAGCTATATTGGAAAGGAAACGACCTTATGGGTAAGGTAGAACTATTAAACACACCAGCCGGTAATATAGTAAAAGAAATTATTAAAGCAGGACATACTATAGGTATCTCATCTAGAGGTACAGGTTCTGTTAAACAAACTAACGAAGGACAATTAGAGGTTCAACCAGACTTTGAATTAGTATGCTGGGACTTTGTATCTAATCCATCCACACACGGTGCTTTTATGAACCCTGTAGCTTTACAAGAAGGGTTAAAAAAACCAAATAAGTTTGCTAAATTAGACAATATACTTAACGATATATTAAGAGCCTGATAGGTTTTTGTAAACAGTATATATTTATATAAGAATATACAGTCACTTATACTGTATTAAAAACTTATAACTAACTTCATATTACGATTTCAATAATCGTACGAAACCACAAATTATTTTTATAATGAGTAAAGATTTATTCAAGCAAGCTATTGCTGAAGCTAAATCTGTAAGAGAAGCCGCTATTGCCAACGCTAAGGAAGCTTTAGAAGAATCTTTGACACCTCATCTTAAAGACATGTTAGCTGCTAAACTTCAAGAAATGGAAGAAACTACTATTGAAGAAGCTCCAAAGAAAGACGAAAAGGAAATGGATGAAGCTCCTAAACATGACAAAAAAGATGAAACTATCGAAGAAGCTCCTAAGGACGACAAAGATGAAGCAATAGAGGAAATAGAAATTGCAGAAGAGCCAGAAGTAGCTGAAGCTGAAGTAGAAGAAGCAGAGGATGATTCAGAAGAATCTGAAGACGATGCTCCTATCGACGAACCAGCCGAGGATGATATGCCAGACGGAGATGAAGATATTTCTAAATTATCTATTGACCAGTTCAAAGATTTAGTAAGAGATATTATCGCTCAAGAAGGAGGTCACGGCGAAGAACTTCCAGCTGATGACATGGATGGTGGAGATATCGAAGCTATAGGTGATGAACCTGCAGCAGATGATATGGACGCTATGGATGCACCAGACGAAGAAGAAATCGACTTAGATGAGCTTTTAAGAGAATTAGAAGCAGAAACTTCAGAAGAAGTTGCAGAAGCTAAGGACGATAAAGACATGGACGAAGCTCCAAAGAAAGATGACAAAGACGAAAACGTTGAAGAGGCTAAAGAAGACCACAAAGACGAAGGTAAGAAAGATGACAAAAAGATGGAAGAAGAAGTAACTGAAGAATCAAATGAACTTCAAGAAGCTTTAGAAACTATCGAAACTTTAAAGAAAGACCTTAATGAGGTTAATCTTTTAAATTCTAAATTACTTTACGTTAACAAGATCTTCAAGTCAAACGACCTTTCTGAAAGTCAAAAAGTTAACATTATCGCTGCTTTTGATAAAGCTGAGAGCGTAAAAGAAGTTAAACTTGTATTTGAAACTGTTTCTGATAGTGTAGTAGGTAAAAAAGAATCTGCTAAGTCTATTAAAGAATCAAAAGCTAAATTAGGTATGGCAAGTAAAGCTACTGGAACTACTGCAAGTAAGCCAGAAGTAATCGCTGAAGTATCTGATACAGTTAGAAGAATGCAAATGTTAGCCGGTATTATTAAACAATAATCTTAAAAAATTAAATTAAAATGGAAATTAACCAATTATTAGAGGGTTCTAATTCTTACAAGAATTTACAAGAAGACTCTGCAAAACTTGCTGAAAAGTGGGCTAAATCTGGTTTGTTAGAAGGTATTGAAGATAAAAAAGTCATGAATAACATGGCAATGATTCTTGAAAACCAAGCAAAACAAGTAGTCTCTGAAGCAAACACAACTAACGTTGGTGGAGGATCTTTCTCTGCAGGCGCTGGTGAACAATGGGCTGGTGTTGTCTTACCATTAGTAAGAAAAGTATTCGCTCAAATCGTATCACAAGATTTCGTATCTGTACAACCAATGAATTTACCTTCAGGACTTGTATTTTATTTAGACTTCAAATATGGAGACACTAGAAATGGAAGAGAAGCACAATCAAATTTATATGGTAACGTAACAGAAGGATCTACAAAAATGGTAAAAGACGCTGATCCTTCAGGAGGTCTTTACGGAGCTGGACAGTTTGGATACACTATCAATAGTGCATCTGTTGCTGTTGAAGAAGCTGCTGTAGCTGCTGATTCTGCTTCTATATCTTATGAAGATGGAGTTGATCCTGCTGACTACTACAAGATTACTAAATCTTTTAGTGGATTAGCTGCTGATTTAAAAGGTGTAAGAGCTTTTAGAATCTTATCTGCTTCTGTTGACGTAACTAACCCAAAGTATACTTCAGTATCTGGAAACGATGTAACATTTGTTATCGCAAAAGGAGACACTACTGTAGATGCTTCTTTAACTGGATCTATTATATACCACAAACAGCCAGTTGATAACGATAGAGGAGACTTCGAAGCTGATTCTTCAAGAGCAGTTGACACTTCTATCTCTATTCCATCTATTGATGTTAAATTATCTAGTGAAGCAATTGTTGCTAAAACAAGAAAATTAAAAGCACAATGGACACCAGAATTTTCTCAAGATCTTAACGCTTACCACAGTATTGATGCTGAAGCTGAATTAACATCTTTATTATCTGAATATATCTCTATGGAGATCGATTTAGAGATCTTAGATATGTTAATCCAAGACGCTAACACTACTGACCAATGGTCTGCAAAATCTAACAAAAGCTGGAACGGATCTGCATTCGTTACTTCTGCTGCTGGATCAGGAGGATTCTACAATACTCAAGGACAATGGTTCCAAACTTTAGGAACTAAAATCCAAAAGGTATCTAACAAAATTCACCAAAAAACATTAAGAGGTGGTGCAAACTTCCTTGTATGTTCTCCAAACATTGCAACAATCTTAGAATCTATTCCAGGATATGCTGCTTCAACTGATGGAGATCAGGCTGAATTTAACATGGGAGTACAAAGAGTTGGTAGCTTTGCTAACAGATTCAAAGTATACAAAAACCCATACATGACTGAGAACATTATCTTAATGGGATACAGAGGTTCACAATTCCTAGAAACAGGAGCTGTATATGCACCATATGTACCATTAATGATGACTCCTCTAGTATATGACCCAGAGACTTTTACACCAAGAAAAGGTCTTATGACAAGATATGCTAAGAAGATGATCAGACCAGAATTCTACGGTAAAATCTTTGTATCAGATCACAATCTAATCTAAGATTCTACTTTTTAGAATATATTAAGAAAGAGAGGTCCTAACGGGCCTCTTTTTTTTTTGCCTATTTATATAAGATGGAATTCCTTTCACAAGTTAACAGTTACCTTTTGTTTAACTAAAATCAATTATATGGATTTATTTAAAAAAGTTGGTCAATGGGCCGACGAACTTACGAAAATTGGAATGAGCATTGTTGCTCTCGGTGTTGTATTAGAAGTACTCTTTAAGGGTGCGTCTATACCATTCTGGCCTGAAGTATCTGTGGTAGATAATATCATGGGCATATTAGGAGGATTGAGTAACGAAGGCTTGCTAGGTTTAGTAGGTGCGATGGTCTTATATTACATCTTCAAGAAAGATTAACTTAAGAACTTTGAATTTTTAAGAAGAGGGGGCGTAAGCCCTCTTTTTTTATTGCTATTTATAAAAGAAAACGTAATAGTATGGCAAATGTACAAGTAGTGATTTTAGAGAACCTCACTCTAGATGATAATAATAAAAACAATGTCTACAGCAAAACATATTCTGGTGTAAATTATTTAGACCATAGAACTTTACTAGCTCCTTCTGGATCTAAAACTAGAATATTTTCTTATAACGGTGCTATAGATAGAGGAACTTTTATAACTGGTTCGATAGTTTACGGAAGAATTAGTAACTTAAACGACACATATAGTGTTAATCTAGAGATATCAAGCTCAACAGAAAACTTTCATCAAAAAATAAAACCAGGTGGTTCTTATATGTTGACTTCTAATGAGATGACAGGAAGCTATACTGTAGGTAATATTAATTATGATAATATTAGAGATATATTAGTAGAACCAGTATCAGGTTCAGCTAAAATCGAATATTATATAACAACATCTTAACTTATGGCTAATATAATAACTTACGGTGGCTCGAGTACATTTGCTGCCGGACAAACACCATTCGGATTCTATGACTCAGACAGTCAGTTTCAAACTGATGCTGATAAAGTAGCATTTTTCTGTGCTACTAAATTAGGATTTCCTTTAATGGACGTTGAATTACAATCAGGATCTTTCTATGCTTGCTTTGAAGAGGCAATTACAACGTATGGAAATGAAGTATATGCTTCTGTAATAAAACAGAACTTCCTTAACTTACAAGGATCTAAACAATCTACAGTACAGAATAACAATCTTATTAAACCAAACTTAAATGAACAGATAAGATATAGTCAACAATACGGTATTGAAGCAGAAGTTGGAGGTGATATTACTAAATACTCAGGTAATCTAGATCTAATAGCTGATCAACAAAATTATGACCTTAATCAATGGGCGGTAGATAACAATATAGAAGGTGGAATAGAGATAAGACGTATATTCTACGAAGCACCACCGGCTATAGTAAGATACTTTGATCCTTATGCAGGAACTGGTACAGGAGTACAATCATTAATGGATGCTTTTGACTTTGGATCTTATAGTCCAGGAGTAAATTTCTTATTAATGCCTGCTTCTTACGATATACTTAAAACTCAAGCTATAGAATTCAATGATCAGATAAGAAGATCGGCTTATTCGTTTGAAATAATGAATAACCAACTAACTTTACTACCTATACCAAAGAAAGCAGGTAAATTAAGATTTGAATACTTTAAAAACACAGATAAGTTATCCTCTACAGATTCTAGTGCTACTATTAACACTAGTGATAGCGCTTGCTGCGGAGATAACCCTGTAACTAATATATTTAATGCTAATTTTAATAATCCTGTATATACTGACATTAATTCAGTAGGTAGAGACTGGATATATAGGTATGCCGCTGCCTTAGCTAAAGAAATGCTAGCTTATATACGTGGTAAATACCAGACAGTACCTGTTCCAGGTTCAGAAGCTACTTTAAACCAAGCAGACTTACTAGCTGATGCTAGATCAGAGAAAGCTTCTCTATTAGAGCAGTTAAGAACATTATTAGAGGGTACTTCTAGAGTAGAACAAATGGAACAACAAGTAAGAGAGATGGAAGCTAATGCTAAAATGGTGACTGGAGTGCCAATGAAACTATATATAGGATAATGAAGTTAATGAAGATACTTAGCGAGGTTCAGTATAATACTTATGAAGGTATGGTACAAGTAATGTATGAAGATGGCAGTGATAAGACACAGATAGTTGACTTAATAAGAGCTTTACCAGGTATTACTACAGTAACAGTAGCAGATAGTACAATGGAGAACGTAGAAACATTAAAAATAAAACTTATTACACAAAAAAGCGCTATGGAAGCCTTTGAATCATTAAAAAACACAGCAATGTCAAAGTATCCTAACGTAAAACTTGTTAAAATAGGTGAACAAACAATAGAGAAAGTATAATGCTATTTGGATCTAACAGAGACTTTAACCTATTAGTAGGTATTAACAGAGAACTACTAAAAGACATAGTAGAACAGGAGATACTGTACTATAAGTTTAGTATAAAGGATACTGAAGTGAATATATACGGTGAAGGACTAGTAAAATCGTTTTTAGAACCGTTAAAACTCAATTGCCTTATAACTAGAGGTGATCAAGTGATAGCAGTAGATGAATTTGGACCTGATCTTGAAAGAGATGTTCAATTTGCACTGCTAAGACGTGATTTAGAAGAAGTAAGCGTAGTACCTGAGGTAGGGGATATACTTAATTGGCAAGAAGACTATTATATTGTAGATAACGTTAAGGAGAACCAATTATTTATGGGGAGAGACAAGAGCTACAACTTAACCGACTATGGAAGTCAATTTGGTACATCAGTATCATTGATTTTAGAGTGTCATATGACCAGAAGAGAGCAAACTGGTATAACTTTTGCTCAGAACGAAGAATATTAATTATTATGAAGATAAAAGACATACTTAGCGAAAAAGAGCACGATTGGCAACAAGATAGTCCTGATTTTAAAACTAAACAAACAGGATATAACAAGGAAACTGGTCAATATACCTGGGATGTTAAATATACACCTTTAATTTCACTTGCTGAAAATATAGAAGAGTCTTACGAAGACTTTAAAGAGGTAACTCGTAAGTATCCACAGGATGAAAAGTTAGAACAATTATTTAAAGTGTTTAGTAGTTTTAAAAGAGCTTACAAAATGCATATAAACAGAAAATATGCCAAATAATAAGCCATTACCAAAGACTCAATCACAGATATCACAAGATTCGATTAGTCCTTTTCAAGGAGGTCCAGCAAGTGGTAGCAAACAGCCTGTGCAAGACCTTAAAAAAAGGGAATTGCAAAGATCTGTAAAGGATGATGAAACTAAACGATTCAGTCTAGGGTTAAAAGACATAGATGGAGCTATATTTTACTACTTTAATAATGTAATCAAACCATCTGTACTACAAAACGGTGCTAAAAAAGATGTTCCCGTGCTATATGGTTCACCAGAACGTTGGCATGCAGTACAGAAAGAAGGATTTTATAGAGATAGAAATGGTAAAATACAATTACCGTTAATAATGATTAAGAGAGACAGTGTAGAGAAGAACAGAGAGTTAGCTAATAAGATGGATGCTAACTTACCTACACAGTTTGGAGTGTTTGAAAAGAAATGGAGTAGGAAAAATCAATACGATAGATTTTCTTTACTTAATAACAGGTCTATACTGAAAGAATACCAAGGAGTTGTAATGCCAGACTATGTAAATATAGTATACTCATGCGTAATCTTTACACAGTATATAGAACAGATGAATAAATTAGTAGAAAGTATCAATTATGCATCAGATTCTTATTGGGGAGACCCAGAAAGATTTAATTTTAGAGCAATGATTGATAGTTATGCTACAACAACTGAGCTATCACAGGGAAGTGATAGAGTAGTTAAGACAAATTTTAATATAAACCTTTTAGGACATCTAGTTCCTGACGGTATTAATGCTTTACAACAAGGATCTATGAAATTCTTTAATAAAGCTGCTGTATTATTCGGAACAGAGGTAGTAAAAGATATAAATGACATATAAATGGGCAGATATTCTAGTACGAGAGTAAATTCAAGGACTGTAAGATTTTATGATAGAGCATCTGCTACAAGATTAACAGTACAAAACATAGCTGAAGCAATGACGGCAGAACAAAAAACCTTTACCACATTAAATAATGCTTTTACCAGCAATAACACAACTGTGACAGTATCAGATCCAGTAGTTACTTTTGAGGACATATCATTCGCAACTGTACCTGATGGGTTCCCTGCTATAGAAAAAGACGATTTTACAGTTTTTGTAAACGGAATTGCATCAGAAATAGATGCTATTGATTCAATTACAGAAGATGGTAGCAACGTAGTTATAACTTTTAATAATAGTTTAAATTTTGACTTAGAAGCTGACGATGAATTTATGATAACTGGTAAATTGGTTAGCTAATGGCATTAATTAAGTGGAAACAAATAAGTGGGCAACTTGGCAACTATGGAAACCTTACAGGTTCCTTAGATGTTAGTGGATCTATTAACTTAAACGGACAAGCAATAGGTACCGGTAAGTTAAATGAGACTACTTTTAATACTTATACATCATCTCTTGCGGATGGTAGTATAACAGTAGCTTCTGCTTCCTATGCTATATCAGCTTCAGTAGAAATATTAACAGAAATCTCATCTTCACATGCTGAAATAGCAGATTCTGCTTCTTTTATATCAGATTCCTTTATATCAGCTTCAGGAGTTAGAGCTGGCTTTAGTTCTACTACTTTTAACGGTAATAGAATAATATCTCAACAACATTTACCAGGATTCTTTACTTCATCGTTTAATCCAGGTACTTCTGGTAGTGTATCCGACTTTTTAGAGAAAGTATTTTATCCAAACGATGCTCCTCAGTTTACTTCTAACGCTAATGTAAATATAGCTGAATTTTTAACATCAGGATCTACTATACACACTTTAACTGCTAATGATATACAAGGCCAAGCATTAACTTTTGCAGCTCAAGACTCATATACAGCAGGATTTGTAAATGTAGCTACAAATGGAGTAGTAACGCTACTTACTTCATCAATAGTTGAACTATTTAATACAACAAATAGAGGAGACGGAACAAATGCACACCAAATACCAGTAAAAGTAACAGATACTTTCGATGCTGTAACAAATCAAAACTTATTTATTGATGTAACTGCTAACTCAGCACCTGTATTTAGACAGACTTCCGCAGCTGGTACAATAATAACAGCATTTACAGCTAGTAGAAATGAAAATGCATCTACAGGAGAAGTAACTAAAATATACTTTACCGATACTAACTCTGATTCTATTACTATAAGATCAAGTTCTGTACCAGGAGGACACTTTACAATAACAAAATCTTCTAACTATGTAAGTATTGCTCAAGCAACTGCTTCTTTAGATTTTGAATCAACTTCTTCCTATAGTTTTTCTATATCAGCATCAGATGAACACTACGAATCTGGTCAAGATACAGATTCTATAGTAAATTTACCTATAACAATAAGTGTAACAGATAATGTTCACCCAACTATTAATAATCAAACTTTAACTGCAATTAATGAGTCTAGTTCAGCAGGAACAGTAGTAGATAATATTGCTGCTTCTGATACAGAGGAAGATACTATTACGTTTTTCAACTTCACTCTATCTAAATTAGAACTAGACAACTCTAACGTACCTACTGGTAGTTATGGAGGTACTTCTCAACTATCTGACCCGCATGAAAACCCATTCCAAATGAACTCATCGGGTCAGGTAACTAGGAAAAATGGAGTACATTTGAATTCTGATCTAATAAATGAATATCAATACTTAGTTCAAGTAAAAGATGGTTTTAATACAGCTTCTAATCAAGCTACTGTAACTATCCCTATAGATGATGATACTCCGCCTACTATTGGAGGAGGAAACAACTTCTTTATAATTGAATCAGCAGTATCTGGAGCAGCAGTATACGATAATAGTAACGGTTTTTCAGGAACTACTACACAGTTTACAGCAAACGAGCCAGTAACATTCACTGTTAACCCGTCTTCTAATTTTGCAGTTGATAGTTCAGGTAATTTAACTATTAATAGAAATATATCTGGATCTAGTGATGTAGGCGGTAATAGTTTATCAGGACAGATTACTGCTTCTAACAATTTTGCAACAACAGCAGCTACAACTTTTACAGTTAACATAACTGATAACGTTGGACCGTCGGTAAGTACACAAGCTCAAACAGCTAATTTAAATACTAATGGAGCAAGAGTAGGTAACTATATTTATCAATTTGTATTCTCTGATACAGAAAGTGATTCTATTAATAAAGATAGTTTAGTATTTAATAGTACCACAGCTTTATCTTCTTCATTTGCCAGTGATACAATATTAAGAATCTTTCCTACTGCTAGTCTAAGTGCCGGTAATTATGTATATAGCGGTTCTATTCAAGATGATAAAGGATTTGAAACTTCAATTTTTCAAGATGATTTTGATATTTCACAAGCACCTATAGGTACTCTAGGCACTAATGGTACATTTAGGGTAATAGAATCAGCAGTAAGTGGTAACAGTATAGTAACAAACTTAAACGGTAGAACTGGTACTCAAGCTGATCTATCTGTATCTTACTCACCATCTTTAAATTCAGCAGCAGTACAGTCGTTTACTTCTTCTAATGCAGCTATAGTTGTTAACAGTAGCGGTAACTTAACATTAGGAGTTAACTTAAGTGGATCTGCAACAAGTTCAGGAGCAACTATATCTTCTGATATAACGTTTAGAGATCAATATGACAATATAGGGTCTGGTAGTATATCAGTAACAGTGAGACCAAACTCAGCTCCAGAAGCAAGTTTTAGCTATGTAACAAATGCTTTAACTTGTTCAGTAGATGCTGGAACTACATTAGCCAATATCTCGATTACAGATGATGAAAGTGATACTCCTTTCTCAATGTCATTGACCGGCGATGTAACTAACTTAAAATTAGTACCTCAAAATGCTAATTCATCTTCCTTTCAATTACAAAATATAGAAGCTCTAGTAACAGGTTCAGACTTTAATTACACTGCTTCTGTATTTGATAATTTTGATGAAACAAGATCATATAACCAAACTTTCAATGTAAGAGATCAATTAGGTAAGACATATATGTACGGGTGGAAAAATACTTCACCTAGTAATCAATCTACTTTCCTATCAGCAGCAACCGGTGATAGTTCAGGTAGCCCAATAACATCTGGGTCTCTTATTGCTATGCTGCAAAGCGGAAGTTTAGGTTCAAATTCATTTACTCCTGCAACAGTACCTCTTAAAGTAAGTTTATTTAAAACCGGTTCTCTAGTTAACCTATCAGGTAGTGCAGGTATAAGCTCTGTAGGATCAATAAACTTTTCTCAAACTGGTTCTATATTAATGATAGTATTTCCATCTCAATCATTAGTAGCAGATAAACCTGCTAGTATGTACGATGGATCTATACCAACAGGGCAGGATGAAGTAAATGAGTATTATTTATATCAAGACAATACAGTTGGAATAGACGGTGTATCTAATTCCGGTGTAATTTATTTTAATACAGAAAATTTTGTAGAAGGAAATAAAAGATGGGGAATGATTTTTCAAGAACAGTATAATTCAAGTACAGCTACTTATCATTTAATAGCTGACGAACAAACATATAGTAGTTAATAGATGGCAATAACAGCAGGAGATATTTATGTAAGGTCGGGGAATGCGGGAGCATTTACTCAAGTTACTTATGTTCAAGGAGGATGGATTACTGTTGCTTCTGGTTCAAACATGACTAGCTTAGATCCCACTAGATTATCAGATGGTCAAGTAGTATACGTAAGATCAGAAGATCAAACTTATGTATGTAACTTTTTTGAAGCTTTTGTTACTCCAGGATATTCAGGATTTTCTAATTCAGCTTCATTTGCTGAATTTAATTTTCCATCAACAGCTGGAGAAGGAGCTGATATAACATCAGTAGTAGCAGGATCAGGATTGAGCGGTGGAGCAACATCAGGTGCAGCAACACTATCTTTAGATACTGGCTCAGTACAGTTTATGTCCGGTTCTTTAGATTTAGCAGTCTTTAAACAAACTGGTTCATATTTTTCTACTACCAATACATTACATATTACCGGCGGTTTAAAACTAAATGCTTCAGAATCTGGAGACGTATTATCTGTGTTTAGTGGTTCAGTTAAAACTGTAAGTGTTAACCAACAGGGAGTCCTTCAACTTGTAAGTCAATCAACAACCCCAACTGCAGTAGCAGGTGGATTATACTTAGATACAAATTATGATCTTTATATAGGTCAGGAATAATACTTTTAACATATTTATATAAGAACACTACTAACAATAAAATTACATTATGGCAAGTTGGAAAAAAGTCATCGTATCCGGATCAGCAATATCCGCGTTAAATAACGATGCAAACTACTTAACTTCTACCGCGCAATCTATTGTTTCATCCTCCGCACAATTGGCTGCCGATATTTCTGGCTCCGGTAATGTAAGGTTTGAAGCTTTAAATACCGAAACCGGAAGTTTAAGCACAAGAATAGAATCATTAAACACACAGACAGGATCTATATTAGGTACACAAGTAATAGCTGGAACAGGTTTAACTGGAGGCGGAACTTTAGCAGCTAATAGAACTCTTAACGTAGCATCCGCAAATAACGGTATAGTCGCTAACGCAGACAATATCGAACTAGCTACTGCATCAAGTACATTTACTGATGGAGTAAAAGCTAAATTAAGTGCAGAAGGAGTTATATCCTCATCAGCACAAATAGACGGAGACTTTTTAAATACAACAGGAGATAATGTATTATCTGGTTCTGCTCAAATAGCAGCAGACATATCAGGATCTTTATCAGCAGCAGCAATAGTAAATCTCGGTGCTAATTTAGTATCTGGATCAGCTCAAGTAGTTGCTTTAGTTGAAGCCGGAACAGATTCAAATACATTTACAGATGCAGATCATAGCAAATTAAATGCTATTGAAGCAAGTGCTACTGCAGACCAGACAGATGCAGAAATAAGAGCAGCTGTTGAAGCAGCTACTGACTCAAATGTATTCACTGATGCAGATCATAGTAAATTAAATGCTATAGAGGCTAGTGCAGATGTAACAGATACGACTAACGTAACTGCTGCAGGAGCATTAATGGATAGTGAATTAACTAGCATTGCAGATGTTAAAGCATTAAATCAAAGTTTAGTAACAGGTGCTTCACCAACATTCGTAGGATTAACTCTTACAGGAGATTTAGAAGTACAAGGTACTACAACAACTATTAATTCTACTACAGTAGATATAGGAGACAATATAGTAGCATTAAATGGTACAGGAGCCGCTTTAGGTGGTTTACATATTAACGATGCTAACGGACCTAAATCAGGTTCACTTTTATGGGACGGAACAAATAACAAATGGATTGGAGGTCAATCAGGATCTGAAGTTGATGTCGCTTTCTTAAAAGGACAAGGATTACTTTCAGGTTCAGGTCAAATTGCAACAGATATAAGCGGATCGTTTGTTTCTGCAAGTAATGCATTAGGAAGTAGAATAGACAATATTACTAGTACTATTACATTATCTGCTGACAGTGGAACCAATGATACATATACAACTGGAGAAACTTTAACCTTCACAGGAGATAATTCAATTACTACTACAGTATCTGATAACCAAATTGCAATTAGTATTGCCAACGGTGTTGTATCAGGATCAGCTCAAGTAGTTGCACTAGTAGAAGCAGGAACTGACTCAAATACATTTACAGATGCAGATCATTCTAAACTGAATGCAATCGAAGCTTCTGCAGATGTAACTGATACAGCTAATGTAACAGCCGCTGGAGCCTTAATGGATTCAGAAGTAACGGATTTAGCCGGTATTAAAGGAGTAACAATCTCTACTTTACAAGCTAAACCTTCTGAAGGAGCTTTTGCAGATGGAGACAAGACTAAATTAGACGCAATAGAAGCTAGTGCAGATGTAACAGACACTACTAATGTAACAGCAGCCGGTGCTTTAATGGATTCTGAAGTAACAGCATTAGCCTTAATTAAAGGGTTAACTGCAGCACAGATATCTGGTTCAGGCGATGTTAGATTTGAAGCTTTAAACGCAGCGACTTCTTCATATGCAACTGTACTAGGATCATCTATAGTATCAGCATCGGTATTAAGTTCACCTTCACAGGGTACGGTTAGACTTGCTACAAACGGTGTTAATACGGATGTAGATTCTGGTTTACAAACTGGCGACTCACCAACATTTGCTTCTTTAACTCTAACAGGAGACTTAAATGTAAATGGAACAGTAACAAATATAAATTCAACTGATTTAAATATAGAAGATAAATTTATCTTACTTAATTCTGGATCAGCTTCTGGTAACTCAGGTATAATAGCACAAAATTCTTCTTCAAATGGAGAAGGAACAGCATTATTCTTTGATGATACAGCAAACAGATGGTCATTAGACTACGCTGGAGCAAATGCTAATACAGATGTAGTTGCAGCAGATGCAAGAATAGCAGCTGTAGCATTAGCAAATGACGATGCAAATTACCAAAAAGACGGAAACATTTTCGTAGACGGAAGTGGAGATGTATTCATATACGTAGAATAATAATAATTATAATAAAATAATAGATGGCCTGGAAAAAAATACTCTTTAGTGGATCACAAGGTGAACTTAGTTCATTAGCAGTTGATGGAAATATAACAGGTGTCTTCCAAGGCGCCTTATCATCCTCAGCTCAAATAGCAGCCGACGTTTCTGGCTCTTTTGTTTCAGCAAGTACCGCTTTAGGAACGAGAATAGATAATATCACGAGTACTATAACATTATCTGCCGATTCAGGTACTAATGATACATACACAACTGGAGAAACTTTAACTTTTGAAGGTGATAATTCTATAACAACGACAGTTAGTGATAACAAGATATCAATTAGTATAGCAGATGATGTAGTTTCTGGTTCAGCTCAATTAGCAGCAGATATATCAGGATCTTTATCAGCCGCTGCAATAGTAGATTTAGGAGCAGGTATAGTATCAGGATCAGCATTCTCAGGGTCTTTTGAAGGGAATGGATCAAATTTAACTAATATTACAGTTTCTCAAGCTGCTACAGTAAAAAGTGACTTTACGAATCAAACATCAGTTAATTTAGATCACAACTTCGACTCTAGAAACGTTAATGTAGTAGTATATAACGACAGTAATGTACAAATTATTCCTGCCAGTGTTACTTTAAGTACAACTAACAGAGCAGTAGTAACATTCGATTCAAGCACTTCAGGGTATATAGTTGCCGCTAGAGGTGGTCATATTGTATCAGGATCTATATCAGCAGATAATATATCTGGATTAGATGATAAGTTAGTTAACTTAGGTTTTGCTAGCACTGGTTCAAATACATTCGTTGGAAACAATATATTCACAACAGTATCTGGGTCTGGATTCTCTGGTTCTTTTCAAGGAGATGGATCAGGATTAACAGGAGTTGTTGCAGACGGAACAATTTCCTCTTCTGCTCAAATAGCAGCAGATATATCAGGATCCGGTAATGTTAGATTTGAAGCTTTAAATGCAGCTACTTCTTCTTACGCAACTAAATTAGGATTAGGAATCGTTTCTGCATCGGTATTAAGCTCACCTTCTCAAGGTACAGCAAGATTAGCACTCAACGGTGTTAACACAGATGTAGATCTAGGCTTACAAGCAGGAGACTCTCCAACATTTACAAACCTTACTTTATCTGGTGATTTAGAAGTTCAAGGGACTACTACGACTATAGATTCAACTACTTTAGATATAGGAGATAATATCGTAGCTCTAAACGGAACAGGAGCTGCATTAGGAGGTTTACATATAAATGATGCAAATGGTCCTAAATCAGGTTCTTTACTATGGGACGGAACTAACAATAAATGGATTGGAGGACAATCAGGATCGGAAGTAGACGTAGCCTTCCTAAAAGGACAAGGATTACTTTCAGGTTCAACTCAAATAGCAGCAGATATATCAGGTTCATTTGTTGCAGCAAGTGCTTCTCTAGCATCTGACCTAAGAACAGCAGAAGGAGCAGTAGATACTTTAGAAGCTGTAGACTTTACAGCAGGAACAGGTTTAACAGGTGGAGGAACTTTAGCATCAAATAGAACATTTAATGTAGTATCAGCAAATAACGGTATCGTTGCTAATGCAGATAATATTGAATTAGCTACAGCATCTAGTACTTTCACAGACGGTGTTAAAGCTAAGCTTAGTGCAGAGGGAGTTATATCTTCTTCAGCACAAATAGATGGAGCTTTCCTTAATACAACTGGAGATAATGTAATATCAGGATCAGCATCAGATGTTAGAACATTTTTAAATGTTGAAGATGGTGCTACTGGAGATCAAACAGATGCAGAGATTAGAACAGCTGTAGAAGCAGCAACAGATTCTAATGTCTTTACAGATGCAGATCATTCTAAATTAAATGCAATAGAAGCATCAGCCGACGTAACAGATACAGCAAACGTAACCGCTGCCGGAGCCTTAATGGATTCAGAACTAGCAGAAATAGCAACTGTTAAAGCACTAACTGCAGCAGGTATTTCTGGTTCTTATGTATCAGCAAGTAATGCTTTAGGTACAAGAATCGACAATATTACAAGTACTATAACATTATCAGCCGATAGTGGAACTAACGATACGTACACTACTGGTGAGACTTTAACGTTCACAGGAGACAATTCAATTACTACTACAGTATCAGATAATGAAATAACTATTAGCATCGCAAACGATGTGGTATCAGGATCAGCTCAATTAGCAGCAGACATATCAGGATCATTCGTTTCAGCTAGTAATGCTCTAGGAGCAAGAATAGACAGTATATCAACAGACTTTGATGATATTACTAACAAACCAACATTAATATCAGCATCAGTTCTTTCTTCACCATCACAAGGTACAGCAAGATTAGCTATAAATGGTGTGAATACAGATGTAGACTTAGGTTTACAAGCAGGCGATTCACCTCAATTTACTAACTTGACAGTATCTGGGGATTTAACAGTAACAGGTAATACATTCGAAGCACAAGTAACTAACTTGAATGTAGAAGATAGAATGATTCTACTTAACTCAGGTAGTACTGGAGGAGATGTAGGTATTATATTTGGAGGATCAGATCCATCAGGAGACGGTACTAATAATGCTAACACTGGTTCAGGTATATTCTGGGATAGTCCTTCTAACGTATTCGGATTTGCACAGGATGTTAAACAATCAGCAGTTAGTGCATCAGTAGAGTCTAAGATAGGAAATATAGAAACATCTAATAGTAATCCATCTTCAGCACCAACGTTCCAAGGAACAGGTACTACTCACATAAATGAGTCAGATGAAAGTATATGGATTTATAGCTAATGAAAAATGTTAAAAAGGTTTTTAATGGGAATTTTGAGACACAGTAAATTAAAAGACAATAAAGAGGAGCCGCTTCCTAAGGAAGTAAAAAAACAAAGGAAGCATTCTTCCCTTTTTAGTCCCACCGAAGCTGCTTTTCTAGTAAATAAACTAAGACAGGCAAACTACACCGGAGCAGAGTTTGAACAATTCTATCAGATTATGGCTAAACTTACAAAACTAGCTAATTCCGAATAATAGTAGGATATTAATCTTTTTTCCCTTATATTTATATATAAATGTATTATTGGCCCGAAAGGGAAGTGGGCTCGAAAGAGTAACCAACCATAGTAAGAGGTATGCCAAACTGGAAAAAAATTATATTAAGCGGATCATCTGCTAATTTAAACAATCTCTATGTCGAGAACGCTATAACAGCATCTGCATTAGTAGTATCTGGTGATATAGTAGCAAACAAACTTACTACCAATATAGTTTCTCAATCTATACTATTTACCTCAGGCTCTAACAAATTTGGAGATGAGTTATCAGACAATCATTATTTTACAGGTTCAGTTAACATTACAGGTAGTGTTACAGGGACTGCATTTGTCGGAGATGGCTCTGGATTAACTAACGTTACAACTACTGTAGTAGAAAACGCAACAGTATCAGATACCTTTACTAATGTAACTTCAAAACAAGTTACTCATAATTTTAGTACTAAAGATGTAATAGTATCAGTCTATAATGATAGTGATCAACTAATTATACCCTCCTCTATAACTACAGCAACCGTTAACAGAGTAGATTTAGCTTTTGATTCATCTACATCAGGAAGAGTGGTTGTTGCAAAAGGAGGTCACCTAGCATCTGGATCAGCTGTACTATCCGGAACAGGTGTTTTATCTGGATCTGCACAAATAGAATTACTTACAAGATACGAGGAAAGTATTACTGGGAATACAGCCTACACTATAACACATAACTTAGGTGAAGACTATCCAATAGTGCAAATATATGACTCAAATAAATTACAAGTACTACCGGGATTAATCTCTGCATCTTCATCAAATGAAGTGCAGTTAGAATTTGATTCCAGTTTTACCGGAAAGGTTATAGTCAAAAAGTAAATAATGTATAAAAACCTATATTTATAATAAATTAAAGTATACACAATGAGAATAGATAGCCCCTTAATGACTAATGCAATAGCGACCGGTTCCTTTTCAGGATCGTTTGTTGGCTCCTTTGATGGAGATATAACAGCTGACCAGGTTGCGTTTGCAAACATAACAGGTAAACCAACGTTAATATCTTCTTCTGCTCAAATTGGTGTTGGTGACGGTGCACTAACTCAGAATAATTTCACTAACACTCTTAAGTCTAAATTAGACGCAATAGAGGCTAGTGCTACAGCAGACCAGACAGATGCACAGATTAGAGCAGCAGTAGAAGCTGCTTCTGACTCTAACGTATTTACAGACGCAGATCATACAAAGCTAAATGCAATTGAAGCAAGTGCAGATGTAACAGACACTGCAAATGTAACATCAGCTGGAGCCGTGATGGATTCAGAAGTTACTGACCTTGCAGGTATTAAAGGTGTAACAATATCTACATTACAAGTAAAACCATCGGAAGGTGCTTTTGCAGATGGAGATAAAACAAAGCTAGATGCAATAGAAGCCTCAGCCGATGTAACGGATACTACAAATGTAACTGCTGCTGGAGCATTAATGGATTCAGAAGTATCAGCGCTAGCATTAATTAAGGGCTTAACTGCAGCACAGATATCAGGTTCAGGTAATGTAAGATTCGAAGCAATAAATGCTGCAACAGCATCATATGCGTTAAAATCAGGAGCTGGTATTGTTTCAGCATCAGTTCTTAGTTCTCCTTCTCAAGGTACAGTTAGACTTGCTACTAATGGAGTAAATACAGATGTTGATTCAGGACTACAATCAGGAGATACTCCTACATTTAGCGGATTAGCAATTACTAATGATGTTACTATAAACGGTAACTTAAATGTGTTAGGTACTAAAACAGAATTACAAGTAGCTTCTTTAAATGTAGAAGATAAAAATATTTTAATTGCTTCTGGAGCAGCCGATAGTGCTGCAGCAGATGGAGCTGGTATAACGATAGATGGCGCTGACAAAGCTATGACTTGGAATCATGCTAATTCAAGATTTAATTTTGATGCACCTGTAAGAATAGCAGGTAATATTATTACAACAGGAACAGTAGACGGAAGAGATGTTGATGCAGATGGAACTAAATTAGACGGAATTGAATCAAGTGCAGACGTAACAGATACTACAAATGTTACAGCAGCAGGAGCTTTAATGGATAGTGAAGTAACTGCTTTAGCATTAATAAAAGGACTAACAGCTGCTCAAATATCAGGTTCAGGTAATGTGAGATTTGAAGCAATAAATGCAGCAACAGCTTCTTACGCTTTAGCAGCAGTAGATTTAACAGCAGGAGCAGGACTAACAGGAGGAGGTACTCTAGGATCTGATAGAACATTTAACATCGGAGCAGGTACAGGAGTAACAGTTAATGCAAACGACATAGCGATTGGACAAGCAGTTGCAACAACTAGTGATGTAAGATTCGATAGTATTGGAGTAGATACAGCAGCACCTGGTACATCTGGTGTAATTAGAGCAGCAAATGATATTGTAGCATTCTATTCTTCAGATGAAAGATTAAAAGACAATGTATCGAATATACCTAATGCTTTAGATAAAGTAGAAAGTTTAAGAGGAGTAGAATTCGATTGGAATGATAAACAAGAAGTATACGAAGGACATGATATAGGAGTTATAGCACAAGATGTAGAAAAAGTACTTCCAGAAATAGTTGAAAATAGAGATAATGGATATAAAGCTGTTAAATATGAAAAACTAACAGCAGTATTGATAGAAGCAGTTAAAGAGCTTTCTGCTAAAGTAAAAGAGCTCGAAAATAAATAAATATAGTTATACTAAATGGGTTTTATTATTAATGCGGACTTCGAGACTAATCTCGGACCGACGCAAGAGTTGTATGTAAGGGTTGAAGGATTTACTTTTAATAAGGTAAATGCACAACTTAGTTTTCAAATTACCTACTGGGTAGACAGAAGTCATGCTGTTAGGCACAACCGAGTTTATTTAGACGAAGAGGTAAGAGGAATGAAAGGTTTAATTCAGAATAATATTATTTATTTTGATACACCGACAAGTGAAGGGAAAGAACTTATACTTTCGCAATTTGAAAAAGTAATTGTTAGTAAAGTTCAGGAAGTAGAAACACCTCGATTTGAGGAACAAATGGTAGAGGTAGAAGTTCCTTTTGTGAGCTTTGATGCAGATGGAGAGGAAATATTGAAATATAGAACAGTAGTAAAACCGAAAAAAGTGCAAGTAGGCTCATTTAAAGAAACAAGATCAGTTATAGACTTAAAAGCTTTTGATGATGTATATGGATACGTATATGATAGACTTAAACAATACCTCACAACATTTTTTTCCGAAGAATTAATACAAAAAGTATAACATGGCTAGATTTACGTACGGAGCTAATAATGTAGAATTTCAAACTTTTAGTAGTTGGTCTAATGCACTTGCAGATAATAACAATGTTTCTGCATCTACAGCATATTCAGAATTTATACCCGATCAATCAGGAAGTTACGCTGCTTCGTTCTTACAGAACAGTAGTATGTTCTATGGCTCAGTCGTAGGAGGACATGGTGGTAATGTTGCTATCACTGCTCCCTATACAGTTTCTGCAACAAAAACTATTACGGTTAAAAACATAAATATCACAAACACATCAATAGCTTTATCAGCTACTACTTCTTACCCTTATGTATTCGATTCATGGAGAACAGCTGCTAGTGGTAGTGGGGATTCAATAAGTACTAATGCAAACGTTACTCTAACAGACGATACTGCAGCAGATCATGACGTATATTATGCACACTTTACTACGACTCACGTAGATCCACCATAAACTTGTGTATATAAAATATTTTTCGTATATTTAAATAAATAAAAGGTTTTGAGAGTAATTTGGGTTTTAGATAATGTCAAAGGTGAAGCTAGTTTCTACAGTAAACTTTACACACTCATACTTATAGCATCTATTAGACAATGGAAGAAATTCTACCCGGACGATACATGTATATTATATTGCGATGAACTATCGAGAGAAACGCTTAAACTAACTAATACACTACATTTTTGGGATGAAGTAATACTTTATAAACCTACCTATAATATAAACAGAAAAATCTTTTGGGCAGCAGCAAAACTCGAAGTACTTTCTTTACAAACTGAACCGTGTATTATGGTAGATAATGATTTACATATATTCTCTCCTATAAAGACTTATTTAGATCCTAATAAGTTTTATGTTCATAATATCGAAAACGGTAAAGGATACTATCCAGGTTATGTTGATGATTATGTCAGAAAACTTTCATATACCCCTAGATGGCAAACTGAATCAGTTAATGTTAGTTTTTTACAATTACCTGATCCAAAGTTTATTCAAGATTATGCTGCAGGGAGTATTAAATTGATGGAAGAATTTACTGCAATGGATGTTCCTAACTCTCAATATTTAATTTTTGCAGAACAACTATTTCTTAGACATATGTTTGATATGAGAGCAGTAGAGTTTAAGTCTTTAGTAGCTACATACTGGGACTGCGATGCATGGGAATGGGGTGAACATCATGACAGAGGTATATGGCCTATATATGAATCTGAAGTATACGTTAAACATTACGGACCATTAAAAAGATGGATATTAGCAGATAAAGCAGACCAGAATTACGATAGAGAAGTACAACATTTGACAAGATGCATTAATTTCACTGATCTTAACTTAGCACATATAGAAAAACGTTAATATGAAAATTTACAACAAAGAATACATTAGACAATTTCTTACTAACAATCCAGTTATGTCAAAAGACATAAACGGTAAACCGGTAAAAGAGTTTAGACAAGTACCCTATAGATGGACTCACGGTGCTACTAACTACCATTTAGGAGATGGTCATTTAGTTCACTCTATTATAGTTGCTATGAGATATAAAACACTATGCTGTTTAGGATCAGGAGGAGGATTTATACCGAGAATAATGACTCAAGCTAGATTAGATTTACATGACACAGAAATATTTGATGGAGATAGCGATATTAATTATGGAGATATAGGAATTACTTATTTAGTTGATGCATGTAACGGAGTAGGAGGCAAAGTAGACTATGAAGAACCTCATTCTTTCTTTAGATACCAGTTTATTCCTAAATTCATAAAAGAAACTACAGAAAACGCATATTACAATTATTTTGTAAAGAAGGATATTAAATTCGACTTTCTTTATATTGATGCAGGACATTCTTACGAAGACGTAAAAAAAGATTTTGAACTATACTCTCAACTGTTAAATCCAAAAGGTATGATCGCTATTCACGATACTGATGAAAGGTACCAAAAAGAAATGATTATCACAGAAGATGAAAAAGAGTATTATGAATTTTTTGACGGTCCACCAAAATTTATAAAAGAATTAGGACCTGAATGGAAGACATTTGATTTTTTTAATACAGGTATACACCCATCAAAACCTCAATCAACAGGATTAACAATAGTACAGCGTGCTTAACTTAGCTACAGTAGTCGGAAGAAATACACATATGTTACCTCATATGTTAAATCACTATAGAAATATGGTTGATAATATGTATGTAGTAGTATATCGGCAATCTGAAGATGATAATATAGTAGAAGAAATAGAAGAATTAGGTATTACACCCTTCAGGGTAGTTACTGAACCTAAATATGACTGGCACAAAGTAACAGAACTATACAATAAACTTAAACGCACTAAAGCCGATGAATGGTGGATTGTATCTGACGATGATGAACTACAAGTATACCCTAGAGACGTAAGAGATATAGTCGAAGAGTGTGAGACAAAAGACTATAAATTTGTAACTGGAGGATTTCTAGACAGAATAGGACCTCAAGGAACATTTCCAGAAGTTAAACCAGATACTAATGTGCATGAAACTTTTCCCTACGCAGGATTCTTTAGGTATCCAATGTCTGGAGCTTGCCCTAACAAGGTTACGTTAATGAAAGGATATGTAGATGTAACACCAGGACAGCATTACGTAAGATTTGCTAACTACGCTACTAGCTGGGGTGAAAGACATCCTGATAGAATGCCTATAGAAGATTGTTTTACTCAAGTCCACCATTTTAAGTGGGACTCTTCTGTTCTTCAACGACTATTAGAAGTAGCAGAAACAAAAACTCACTATAGTTTTCATAAAGAATATAATAAAATGTACAGATCTATAGCAAGATCTGATTGGAAAATAGACATAAAAAATAAGGAATATTTAGTTGAAAAGTTGAAAAACTTTTCGTATATTGATTATAATGATTACCCGTACTGGGATAAGTTAAGAAGTTTAATAGTTAAAATTTAATAAAAATGGCAGGTAAATTAACCGATCAAGAAAAAGAAGCATTATTACTAGAAGAAAGAAAAGTAAAAGCATTAGAGAAAATTGCAGCATCTACTGATGCATTAGCATTATGGTTCGAAGAGAAAGATTTTTCACAATGGGATGAAAGAGCACAGTTCTACTTACACGAATTCATGACTATAGCAAAAGGCTCATCAAATGACCAAGCATAAACTTGGTATTGTAGTTCCTTATAGAAATAGATACGCACAACTTTATGAATTTAAACAATCGATAAAAGAGTATTTAAGAAAAACTGAAATCGATTTTAAAGTAATTGTAGTAGAGCAAGATGACGCTAAGCTTTTTAATAGGGGTAAACTACTTAACATAGGTTTTTTAGAAGCTAAGAAACTAAAATGTGATTATGTTTGTTTTCACGATGTAGATATGCTCCCATCTAAAGCAGATTACAGCTACAGTAACGTACCTATTCATATGGCTACTACTTTAGTCTCATCAGATAACACAAATAAACCTATATTCGACCAATACTTTGGTGGAGTAACTTTATTTCCAGTAGAGTTATTTGAAAAAATTAACGGGTACAGTAATAACTACTGGGGTTGGGGATTTGAAGATGATGATTTACTTTGGAGATGTTTACATTATAACCTACCCTGTGACACTACTCTTCTTAAGAACTCAGGACCTAAAACAGCAGCTTTAAAGTTTAACGGTAGAGATTCATATGTTGAAATAAAAAATACAATTAATTTTTCTAAGGACTTTACTATTTTTGTTAGTTTTCATCCTGAGCATACTGATTTTGATTTAAATGCTAGAGATGATTTTTTCACAGCTTTTGGTATACCTGGATATGATTTCAATATCGGATGGAATAGTTTTAACAGATATAAAGTTGAACTATTTAATAAACGTAAAAAATACATTCAGGTCTATTCCGATGAAGATTCTATGAAGAAAGTTACTGCAGTAGTTTCTTATAATAGTGTAGATAAAGTTATTGAAGGGTTTATTAATGGTGAATCGATTGGTAAAGTTAATTTAGACACTCAGATACTTGACTATTCAAAATCTAGGTTTATGTATCTAGGAGTTTCTGATCCTAATAGAGAAGAACAGAATAAATTCTATAAAGGTAAGGTAGACAGTCTAGCTATATTTAAAAATAAATTAGACACAAAAGAAATAGTAGAAATAAGTAAAAATAGATATTTCGGGCTAACTCAAAATTTTGGCGATTACTTAAGTGCAGGTAAATTAATGACTTATTACGACGGTAAGTTTATCAAAGGATACAAACTAATGGATCTATCAGGTAATAATAATGATGGTGTTATAAAGAACTGTGAAATGGTTCCTACTGATTTAGAAAGCAGTACGGTAATACCGAAACCTTTTAGACGATTAGGTAGATATAAATTACTAGATCACGAAGATGCAGGATTTAGTAATAATTCCTGGCAAGATCTTAACACACGTTACAACCAGTTAAGATTTAATAATGAAGTTAAAAATAACTGGCATAATCCTAGTATAGACGGAATAAGTAATTTAGAGTTTGATATACATTCTAGTACTAAGACCGGTAATGTCACTCATTTAATAGTAGCTATATGACAAAACATAAATTAGGAGTATGTATTCCATACAGAGATAGAGAAATACATATGCATGAGTTTATTCCTAGGACAGGTAAGTACCTTAAGTCAAAAGGGATTGATTTTCAAATGTACTTTATTCATCAAGTTGACGATAAACTATTTAACAGAGGTGCTACAAAGAATATTGGAGCTAAAATTGCAATAGAAGACGGCTGTGATTATGTTTGTTTTCATGACATAGATATGATTCCTGAACAAAACGGAGGGGCTGATTATAGCCATCCAGGAGAATTTCCAAGACATATCGCTACTAATATATCTCAAATGGACTATGGGTTGAAATATCATGAGTACTTTGGTGGAGCAGTAGTATTTTCCAAAGAACATTTAGAGGCTACTAATGGTTATTCAAACGACTATTGGGATTGGGGTATGGAAGATGATGATTTATTCTGGAGATGTCACTTAGAAGGACTCACAAACGTTACTTATTTAGATATAGACAAACCAGAACAACAAAAATTTGCTAGATTTAACGGAGATTCATCAAAAATAAAAATACCTTTTACTCGTAAACTAAGAGGATTAACCTCAGGCGACCATTCTATATCTATGTTGGTTAGAAATCAACACCAAAAACATAAGACCGGTATATTTTTGATTGGTGATGCTGAAATTAAGTACATAGAACATCCTATTTTTAGAATACCCGGATACGATTACGGTATTAGTTTTAATAATTCTAGAGCTATTTCTTTAACTTACTGGAACAATTTTAATAAACACCACTATATGTGGATCAAAAGATATGCTGATCAATGGAGCTGGGTAACAGCTACGTTTGATAAGTATGAAAAATTATCTCATTTATATCTCAACGGTACAGAAGTAGACTCAAAAGCAGGTTACGGAAGCCCTTCACCTTTAAAATGGGACAGTAATCTTAAAAGTTATGGATTACAAGATATTTATCTGGGACACTCCCCATCGTTTCCTGATAAGATACATGGTTTTTTTAAGGGGGATATTGCTAAAGTGTTTGCTTGGAATAGATGTTTAAAACCAGAGGAAGTTAATACTTTGAATCTTTCAATACCGGTAGGCAATAGGGTGTTAGATTTAGACTTTAATGAACCTAAAACAGGTTATGAAGCTACTGATGTAGAAATGCTACAAGAAGACATTATCGTACCAAACTCTATTATACCTCATAGAATTAGCGGTAGATTTAGATGTTTACCTCATAAAGATGAAGGACTAGTAAACGGCAAATGGGCAAAAGGAGAAACTACAGCAAGAAATGAAAAAAGATACGTTACACAAATGCAACAAGGAAAAATTAACTATAAAGGAGACGGTATAAAACAACTGCAGTTTGAAATTGTAGGAGAAGAAAAATTCACGCCCTGGGCTAAAATGATAAATATAAAATTATGATAAGTGAACAAAATGATGCTTTAGCAAAAGAAAAAGAGCATAGAAAAATTCTACTCGGTAACCACGATTATGCCACTACAAAGGAAAAATTAGATGGTGTTGGATGTGGTATGTGTTTAGCTAAATGGACTCAAACTACTATACATCTACACATGGGTCAAACGCACTCTTGTCATCACCCTGCTACTCATAAAATACCATTACATGAACTAAAACGTAATCCTTCAGCACTTCATAATACCAAGTTTAAGAAAATGAAGAGGAAAGAGATGCTAGAAGGTAAAAGACCTGCTGAATGTGATTACTGCTGGAACGTTGAAGATAATTCTCCTCAGTTTTCTGATAGAGTATTCAAATCTAATGAGTCTTGGTCTAAACCATACTTTAATGAAATTAAAAATTTAGGATGGAGAGAAGATTATAACCCAAAATATGTCGAGGTATCGTTTTCTAATCTATGTAATTTTAAATGTTCATACTGCGGTCCATCGTTTTCATCAAAGTGGGTTGAAGAGGCTAAAAAACACGGTCCTTACCCTACTCAAGATAACTTTAATGATCTTCAAGGATTGATTTCTAATGGCAAAATGCCTATACATCACACAGAACACAATCCATATGTAGAAGCATTTTGGAAATGGTGGCCTGATCTCTATAGAGACTTACATACCTTTAGAATTACCGGAGGAGAACCGTTACTATCAAAAGATACTTGGAAGATATTAGATTATATTATAGAACAACCTAACCCTAATAAGAAACTAAACTTAGCTATTAATTCTAATCTAGGAGTACCTGATAATTTAGTTGATAAATTAATAGAAAAAATAAAAAGAATAGAAGACGAAGGAAGAGTTAATGAATTTATTATCTTTACTTCCGTAGATGCATGGGGTGAAAGAGCAGAGTATATCAGAAACGGTCTTGAATTTAACAGATTCTGGGCAAATATGAATAAAATACTTACTGCATGTCCTAGAGTAAACATTACTGTAATGTCTACCTTTAATGCTTTATCTGTTACTTCTTACAAGCCTTTAGTCGACGGAATATACAAGCTTAAAGAAACATACGGATCCTCAGATAGATACTGGGTATCTGCTGTATTCTTAGATAGCTCATACCTCAGACATCCTATACATCAAACAGTACAGGTATTACCAGAAGGAGATTTTGCACCAATATTATGGGACACTGTACTATATATGGATTATCTTGGGATACCAAAATTTGATCATAAACTAATTGGTTATTCTGATGTCGAAGTACAGAAAATTAAAAGAACATACGATTGGATGGTCTCTAAATTTAAAGATCCTGAAGCTATATTGAGACAACAGAGAGATTTTGGAAGATATTTCAAAGCTCATGATGCAAGAAGAGGTACAGATTTCTGTAAAACTTTCCCTGAACTAGAAGAATTTTATCATTTTACACAAGCAATAACAATATAATGAGGTTACATAAAGACTACACTTATTTATTTCATGACATCGATAGACATGGAGTAAGACAGAATCACACACATCAAATGTTAGTAAATGACTTTACAGCATTAATTAGATTTAAACCAGATCTTGATAACATATATGAACTTTTAGAAGATCGTAAAGAAGATCCGTTTTACAATACAACTGTGTACGTTAAACAGTGTATTTTTGGTAAAAATGGTAAACACTGTGGATTATTTTTGACTACGTTTATTGATGAGACTAATTTAGTAAAACACCACTTAGAGTATGAATGGTGGGAAAATCCTAACTGGGATGAAGATCCGGATTCATCTAAAGATAGAGTAGCTAAAGCATCCTTAATGGTAGAGCCTGAATTTGACGGTACCTACAACGTAATTATCAGAAAATATAATAATGAAGTAACTATTGATATACCCGGTATTGGTGCTAATTCATGTGCAGTAAACGGTATGATTGATTATACGAAAGCACTTATGTGGTGCGGGACTGCTACTGGATTACCAAACGAAGATGGCGATACACCACAAGTATTCCAATGTGTTTACACAGGAGACATCAGCTTACTACATATTCAAGAAGCTACTATGTCTGAAAATGATATTAAATTAGCGTTTAACGATTATGAACAGTTTAAAGATAATGGTTTTGATACTAAGGGAGATGCAATCTATATATCAACAAATTTTGAAGAAACAACCCCACTTAAGGCTAGAGATTACTCAGGTAACGGTATGCACTTGTTAAAATACGACTACAGATGGATAAGTTAAAAATACTATTAACAGAAGGAGATAGCTGGACTGCAGGAGATATTATTGACCCAAGAATAAAAGAAGACTTAGCTGGTAATGTTAACGCAAAAATTAATGATAATTATAGATTACCTAAAGTTTGGCCTCATAAATTAGCTACTAAATTAGGTGTAAAGTCGATGAATACGGCTGTTGCAGGATCATCTAACGACGGTATTGTAAGAAGGGTAATAGACAACGTTCTTAACTTACTTAAAAATTATGAACCGCAAGAAATCAAAGTAGTAATAGGTTTAACTTCACCAGAGAGAAAAGACTTCTACCATAAGAAAGATAATGATTATGGATGGGATGTGCTTTACCCTTTAGATTCTTCTGAACTATCCGAAGAGAGAAGTTTATTTAAAAAAGTTTATTCGTCTATATACTGGAATAAAGAAGAGTATATTTCAAGATATTTACAATCAGTCTTTCTTATACATCAGTTTTTACAGTATAAAGGTATAGACCATACTTTTTTTAATGCTTTTTACCAAGATAATGATGGCAAATTTGGATTTGATTTACATAGTAGTATAGATTTACTAGAAGCTTCAATGTCTAGAAGCTACCTTAAACATCTTAATATTTACAGCCTAATTGATGTATACAGGGAAATAGTAGAAAATTACTTTTGTCTAACAAGTTTTAAAGGTTATTTAGATAAGTTTGGTAAAAATCACTGTTTTGATGGCATGCACCCAAATGAACAAGGTCATGATATATGGGCTGAATACCTTTATCAATACTTTACTAAAAAAGATTTACCAGCTCTACATGATGCTATTAATTTAGCTAGATTAGATAAACCTACAGAAGAGATTCTATATCATTATAGAGACGTACCTGAAATAAATGATATTGATGCAAACGGTCATGTAATGGTTAGACCGATATTTTCTCAAACCAATATCGATAACTTAATGAAATTACCTAATGGAGACTTAGCAAAACACGACAAAGGTCGTTTTACATACCACACTATGATCCATCACGATACTCCACTTGTGGCATCGTGTTTACATAAATTACCAGAAAAAGTATTAGAAGGGTTGCGAACTGGAGACTGTAAACTAATATTAGATGATAGTTTAGAAGGTAAGCCTATATTTCAATTCTTGTCTGAACTTTATAAGAACACAGATATATTAGGACTCAATAGAAAAAATATAGTATACGTTACTAATAATTTATTTGCTGAAAGAGATTTCAATACTTTTAAAACTGATAATAGTAATTTTACAGAACATATAAACGTTATATCTTACCTTTATAATGTTGTTGATATTAAAAGACTTAAAGACCCTAAAACAGGTTTAGAATATAAAGATGCGTATCTACCAAAGTTTGTTGATATAGAAGAAGAGATAAAATATAAAACTGAAAATTTAAATACTACTGTTCCTTTTTTAAAAGTAAACAGAACCGGTAGACCTGAAAGAAATCTTTTTATGTTGTATGTAAATGAACATAATTTATATCACAAGTTTAAAATTAGTTTTCCAAAGTACAATAATGAATTTTATAGTCATGAAGTAAAAGAACTATTTCCTTCTTTAGTAACGGATGAAAATATAGAATCTCTTAAAGAAAAGATACCTTTCGATATAGACGAATCAGATATACACAATCATGGAGAACCAGGAGGAGGTAAAGGGTTCTTCAATGCTGACTTACCATTTAGACCTATTCACTATAGAAATACTTTTATAAGCGTCGTATTTTGTGCTTTTCCAATGGATAAAGCTTGTCATTTACATAGCTCTACTTTTAATCCCATGTACTGTGGTCATCCAGTAATTCAATTTGGTCCGAAAGGACATTTAGAAGAACTTCGTAAGAGAGGTTTTAAAACTTTTGGCAAATGGTGGGACGAAAGTTATGATGATATTGAAGATGACTGGTTAAGATTTGAATATGTTTGTAAGATAGTTCACAGATTATCTACTAAAACTAAGCAACAGTTTTTAGATATGTATATTGATATGAAAGATGTACTTCAACACAATTCCAATTTTATTTTTAATTATGATACACATAATAATTTAACTAATAAGGTACTTTACAACGATGAAATATTCTCTTCCAATTAGAAACGGTAGGTATACATTAATATCTAAAAAACCTTTAGACATCGAAGTGCCTAGTAATATAGACAGGTACGAAGGTAGCATAGAAACTATAGTACATGACATAAATAAGTTTCAATTTAAATCTGATCAACTATATAATGCACATATAATAATAACCTCAGATACTATTGATTTATTTACGTTATCTTCCATCATTAAACGTCTACCTAAATTTAAATTCGACCATAAACAAGTATACGTAGACGATGTAAAACACCACGGAGAATACCTTAAGAATAAAATTAACTCTGATTTTTTTATTTGTGATTCTTATATGCTTCCTATAATTGGATATCAAAATAGAGCAGATGCAACTATCTACGGCAATCTTCTCAATCATAGAGCTAGATTAGTAAGGATGAAAGATTTTGATCAAACGTTTTTAAAACCAGTATTATGAGAATAGCTGTATGCTTAAGCGGTCAATTAAGACAATGGGAAATGGGAGTAGAAAACCAGAAATGGTTTTGGACTACAGCCAATAAAGAACACGTACAGGTAGATTATTTTGCACATACGTGGACTTACAGTTGGGATAGACCAGGAGTTACACAAGAGTATCAACAACGACAAGTAGCACAACAAGAATTAGATTCTTTTAAAGTTAGATACGACCTAAAAGGTCTGTCTGTAGATTCTAGAGAACAAAATCTTTTTAGAGGAAACGATCATTGGAGTTCACTATTTTACAGTTTTGCCAAATCTTTAGAATTAAAGAGGGATTACGAAATAGAAAATAATTTTATATACGACATAGTAGTGAAATCTAGACCAGATATTTTATTTCACCCTAATAAGACTTTCAAAGTTCCTCATTTAGAGAATAATGTTATTCATTCATCTCACGGTGGAGTAATGGATTTAGAATATCACATGTACAACGTTAATGATATTTTATTTCTCAGTAATTCTTTTTCTATGGATTTACTTTCTAATTTGTATTTCTACAGGCAAGAAGGAATTGAAGACTACAATATTTACAATAAAAAGAACATACACGTAATGGGACCAGGTACTCTAATGCATGAGTACTTTCGTGATTATGGTATTACACCGTATTTCGGTACAGCACCTCCATGTATACTACTTAAAGAAGGTTGTCCGCAAGACTTAGACTTATTTGTCCCTGATGAGTTTGAAATAATGACAAAATACTGGCAAGACTGGTACACTAAATGAAAAGTATAGGTTTTTTTGCCTGCTCTAATGGGTATGGCCACTACAAACGTATATCGGAAATAGCATCATTACTATCTAATGATTTCGATATTACAATATATGCTAGTTATTTTCAAGTAAAAAAACTTGGACAGGTAGAAAACTGTAAGCATGTAGAGCTTAAACTACATAACATTAGATGGGATAAAACTATAAGCGAATCTAATGTGAATTTCGGGACTTACATTAAAGGTATAGAAGAATACAAAGACTTTTTAACTAAACATGATTACATAGTATCAGATAATATAGTTGGGATACTACAACATAGACCAGATGCTATTCTTCTTGGTTCGTTCTTATGGAAAGATGTTTATAAAGCAAAATTTGGATCTAACGTGTTGTCTGATTACGATTCTAATTTATTAGAGGTACATAATCCTCTGTTAATTACAAACAAGTATGCAGAGACCGGCGGAGTAGTGTTATATGAAAATAAAGTTCAATTCGGATTCGGGTGTAAAGATAATAGTTACACAGAATTTAAGATAGATAAAATATTAACACTAGAACCTAGCCTTAATTATCTAGATTCATACGCAAACTTTTTTAAAGGACTTAATTTTAATATAACTAAAGATTTTAACATAACCAAAAATATAGCTATAATGAGCCGACCAGGACTTGGTATTATTACTCATTGTGTAGAACACCACATTCCATTAATAGCTTTGTATGATAATAGAGATTCAATAGAGATAGTAAAATTATCCAAAAAAGTCCAACAGCTTAATATAGGATTTCACCAAAACGTTAAATCAAATTTTGACTATTCTAAATTTAGTGTTTTTAAGGACAACTCTATTTATAGATATAACCACTTTGAAAAGGATGGTTATGTAAAGATTGCAGGTTATTTAAAATCAAAGTTATGAGTAAACCCAACTACTATTTCAGTACATTTAGTGATTTAAAGTCGTTCGATATTTTATCAAATGACGAAGTAGTTAACAGGTATACTGAAACAGAAAAACTACTATATAAAACTGATGATTTAAGTACTAACAATAAGGGTAAATCAGGTCCTGTGTATGACCCTACTGTAGAAATACATAAACCAATACACTTTATGTATACTCCTAAAGGTATACCAGTGGAAAGTCAAGGAGTAAAGTCTGATATTACAAGTATGAAGCTTTTTAACTACGGTAAAAAATGGACACATTGGGTTTATCTTACTATACCTAAAGAGTTTATACTAGAAAATCAAAGACATACAGTTGATAACCATATAGAACCTTTGGTTAAGATATTTAGACAGTTTATGCAAGAATGCATCGATAAAAAACTCAGTGATAACGAATGTTATGTATTACAATCAAAATATGATGAAAAGTATCCAGAGGATTACCCTTTAAATACTCACAGACTTATGAGACCTGGCTGGAGATTCGATAATAAATTATCACAATTTATTTCAGTAAGAAAATCTGGTATATTTTTTCCAATAGCTTATCCTAATCATGATGATAATGTTATTTTATTTAGAGGTACGCATAGAGCTTTAGTATTTGCAACTTTAGGTTATGATATCCCCATTTTTGTACAACACCCCAAATTAGGAGGAAACAATAATATAAAATTTGAACTTACTACTGATGTTCCTTCTTTTAGTAATGTATCGCATAAAATAATAATAGATTTAAAAAATAAACAACTTAAATATGAGTAAAAGTTTAGCAGTTTTAATTCATGCAAGACAGAAAAGCACTAGGTGCCCTAATAAACACCTTAGACCTATTAATGACACAGGAGACAATATTCTTGATGTAGCTTTGAGAAATGTTAGAGATTTAAATAATGTAGAAGAAAAGTATTTAGCAGCAGCAGAAGATGAAATAATGGACAGGTATATACCCGGTGTGCAAATACTACACAGAGAATATGCTTCAGTAGCTCCCGGTAATGCTCACCACTCTATAATGTATAAACACTTGGAAAAAGTAAAATCTGATTACATATGTAACTATAATCCATGTCAACCATTTTTGGATATTAAAAAATTACAGGCAGTAATCGATTGGTTTAAAGAATGCAAGTACGATAGTGCTATCACAGTAGCAAGAGAAAAAAACTTTTTTTGGAATAACGACCTTACACCTGCTAACTTTACAGCAAATGACAGACTTTCTACAACCTCAGGTCCAAGTCTTATAAAAGCAACTCATTCTTTAGTATTTTATAAAAGAGAGTATATGCTCAACAATTGGGAACTATTTTCTAACACAAAAGAAGACCCGTACCCGTACCTTATTGATTGGCCAGAAGAAGAGTTGATAGATGTGGACACAGAATTAGATTTTAAATTAGTAGAAAAAATATATGAAGTACGTAATAGACATTGATGACACTATCTGCAAAGAAGAAGGACCTGTAATAGGCAGAAAACCTTTCGAAGATAGAATAGCAAAGATTAATAAAATGTATGACGAAGGTCACACTATAATATACTATACAGCTAGAGGAAACAAAAGCGGTAGAGGAGAAGCTTATTATAGACCTATCACTGAAGCTCAGCTCGAAAGTTGGGGATGTAAATACCACCACCTTTACTTTAAACCTTTTGACGCAGATATATTCATAGATGACAGAGGAATACACCCTAAGGATTTTTTTAAGAATAATTTATGATATTAAATAAACAAAAAATTTTTAATGCAATTAATAGACCTCGTACTAAACCATTTACACATTACGTTGTAGATAATATTTTAAATTACGATTTTACAAATGAAGAAGAGTTTATATTCAACTACTCTCTATATCATCAACTTTTAGGAGAGTTAAGTGTAATCAAAAATGATATTTTAAAAATTTACAATCCTATTAGAATACAACAACCATTTGAAGATGCAGATGTAAGTAATACTTGGTCAAGAGTACACTGGTTAACAAATGGACCTCACGTAGAACAGGAAGTACATATGGACCACTATACTAAATTGTGGACTCTTATAATTTACTGTTACGGTAGTACTGGGACTTATTTATTAGATAAAAATAAAGAGTTTTCTAAAGAAGTTGAATGGAAACAAAATAGAGGGTTAATATTTTGCCCTGGTAATAAACATGTTCCTACCTACCATAGAGTAGTAAATAAAGAAAGTAATATTAGAAGAGTAATTACACTAAATATCACATCAGAAGATTACCCAATAAAAGGTCTTGCTCAAGCTTTTGATAAATTTAATAAGATCATAATAAATAATGATAATACATAAACATACAGGTGTAAATTTTTGGAAACCGTTTTTTAACGATCTCAAACCTTTTGATACTCTAGACATAGTAGATGTAATAAAAAGAAATAAAGATTCTATAGCTTCTTTTGATAAGTGTAAAGAGCTAGAAAAAAAAGGTCATTATTTTTTAAGAATTACTGAAGACCAATTAACAGACCCTAGAGTTAAAAAATTACATGATACATTTAATCATAAAAATACTAATATAAAAGACTTACAGGTAATAAAATTCGAAGGTTACGGTAAGAGAGTATTTACACAGAACTACGACAAAAATTATATTAAACCTAAAACTAAAGGTAACCACTTTATTCCCGATCAACCTAACTTTCAGCTGAGAGACGGTAAAATTTCTCCTGGATTTGGCACGTGGGACTGGAAAGATTATTTTTATAGAGTCGATAATGGTGAAACACCTAGAGAAAATATATACTTAGAAATACCGTATAAAATTGTAGAAGATAATATAGCATCACTAGAAGGTACCGATACAAGTATTATAAAAAAGTTTGTTAGAGAAATAGAAGATACAAACGAAGCATGGAATAATATAGAATATGTAAATGAGGTTATAAAAGAATACGATACCATATGGAAAGATTGGAACTTTCAGTTTCCAATTTTGTCTTATATTTCTGTAAAGAGAGATGGGTTATTATTTCCTATACTAGGAGGTTACTCGCCCAATAGCCTTCCAGGTAATGGTTTGCATAGATTTTTTATGACAGCTTTATCAAAATCAGATATACCTATTATTTTACCAAAAAGTAAGGAAAGTAGGTATTACATTAGGTCTAAATTTAAAGAATATAGAAAGTTAGATAATGAATATACTTACTTATTATTAGATGTAGATACTGTAAAAAAAGTAATAACTTTTTACCTCTCTTCTGAGGACACTATAAAAGAATGTTTAGGAAAATATGAATTATTTTGAGTTTATAAAATATAATAATAGAACAATAGAAGAGCTTAGAGAATATTTCCAAGTAAATTTTTCTAAATACTATGACTTATGGTATGACGGATACTGGAGTAGTAAGTTTACTGGTGTTGGAATGGCTGTAGCTTTGTACTTAACAGGTTATATACATAACAAGAAACCTAAGTACATAGTAGAGTATGGTAGCGGAGTCACTACACTAATTATGAGTACAATATTGAAAGACCTAGACTACGGAGGTAGTATTATATCATTTGAAGATAATAAAAAATACCACACCTTAGGTAAAAACTCAGGTTTTTATACTAATAGTGATGTGTACTTAGTGGATGTTAAAATTGAAGATAATCAAACTTGCTACTATAATCATGATATGAATTTATTAAAAGGCGTAGACTTTGTTTTAGATGATGGACCCGATATAGCTAAATACAAATGCAATGCGTCTACTAATATGGTTAAGTTAAAAGAGCATTTCAACACTAATTTTAGTTTTCTTATAGATGGAAGAATCCAACAACAAAGATATTATAAATCTTTATTTGGTGATAAAGTAGAAAGTAGCTGGATTGGAATAGATAAAACTAAAGAATTTAAAAGAGAAGACGGATATAAATGTGGAATTGGAACAATATGAAAAACTTATATATAAACGGATGTAGCTTTACCGCAGGAGATAACCTAGAAGACAGAGAGACTTGGCCATACAAGTTAGCTCAGCTCTCTAATACTACACTATATGATAATTCTGCTAACGGTCAATCTATGGGTTCAATATTTCTTAATAGTATAAACCATCTAAGCTCTCTAAGTAGTTCTGATACAACTGCAGTGATTGGTCTAACTTGGCCTCACAGGCACTACTTTACCTATAAAGGGTGGAATATAAATGTAACTAATGCTGATTTTCCAAAACCTAGGTTAGGATCTAAATTAAACTTCCGGAGAAGACTAACTTCTTCTAACTATTTAAATAAGAATTTAATTGAAATTGAAGAACTAGCTGCTGAATTAACAAATGATAGAGTTGAAAATATAGAACCAATTTATTTAGCAAAAAGAGAGTATATAAAAGCTATGATTACCCATAATGAAGATTATACAAAAGACCTATTCAACCTCTATTCAACTCAAATTATTAGCTTACAGAGTTTTTTAGAGTATAAAAAATTTAATTACTGTATTGTAGGGTTCGATAGTAATTCTAGTCATATTAAAAAACTACTTAACTCAAATAAAATAGAATCATCTAAAATTTTACATTTTAATAGAACTGAAAACGAAACAGGACACCCAACAGCGGAGGATTGTGATAGAATATCTAAAAAAATATATGAAACAATTTTTTAATATAGTACTGCCTATGGCAGGAAGAGGATCGAGATTTAGAAAGAAAGGATACAAAGACTCTAAACCATTCATTGATGTAGAAGGTAAACCAATGATTCGTAGAGTTATTGAAAATCTCAATATAGAGTTTGATAAGAACTTTAAATTCATTATCTTATGTCAAAAAGCAGATTATGAACAATATGATTTTCGTATATTTAACGAAATAATAGGACATGATAATATAGAAGTTATCAAACTTAAAGGTATTACAGAAGGAGCAGCATGTACATTGCTTACAGCTAAAGAACATATTAATAATCGAGTACCTCTACTTAGTTTTAACTCAGACCAAATGATAGACTATAATCCCGATGAAACCTTTAGTAGATTAAGTCTACATGATGGAGGTATGCCATGCTTTAAAGGAAATGGACCTAAATGGAGTTATGCCAAAACAGATGAAGAGGGTTATGTTACTGAAGTAGCTGAAAAGAAACAAATTTCTAATGATGCTACTGCTGGATACTACTACTGGAATAGAGGATCTGATTTTGTAAAGTATGCTGAACAGATGATAGAAGCAAATGATAGACTTAATAATGAATTTTATGTAGCACCAGTTTATAATTATGCTATTAAAGACGGAAGACGTATAGTAATTACTCAAGTCGATAATATATACCAAATGGGCACACCAGAAGATTTACAATACTACTTACATGGCAGATAAGAAAACCATACCCGTACTATTATATGGCCAGATTAGAGGTATAATTGCCTTTAATAGATTCCATAAAAGTTATTTAAACAGTAGAAAATATAACTATGAATTTTACTTAGGTGGATGGAATTCTCATATAGAAAACCAACTAATACTACCATTTAAAAATAAAATACTAGTTAATGAAAAAGAACTTCGTGATGAATTCGAAGAGCTTACAAAAGAGAGATTAAAAAACAACAGTAAAGGACTTACAGACCTTACAGCAGCACGTATATCGTACCATTACAAAAACCTTAAACAGGTAACTAAAAATCGATTGAATAAAGCAGAATTTTGTATAGTCTGTCGTGCTGATTATTTTTTACACTTACCTGATGTTGAAACCCACTTAGACGAGCTATTTAAATCCGATATAAGCTTACTAGAGTTACCATTTATTAGCCTAAAAGACGGTCTTGCAGTAGATATGTATTTTCAAGCTCCAAACGACGGATTCTTTTTATGTAACATGAGAGCACTCGATTTAATGTTTGAAATGTACGATAATGTGTTTTATAAAAAGGAGTTAGAAGATATTAAAATAGATCCAATAATCGGCCCTCATCAAACTCTGGCTAATTATATTATTAAAAAGAATATCACAGTAATTACAAATAGTATAAACGTTATGATTAACACACCAGTATCAAGAAGATAACATGAACAAACATGGCAGAAAATAAAGATACATTTTTAGAACATAGAAAGAAACAAGAGAAATTACATTTCAGTAATGTTGATACCTCTAATCCTTTGAGTTCACTGCTAACAGTAGAAATTAATACTACTGAATTATGCAATAGAACGTGTGTGTTCTGTCCTAGACACGATAAAAATGTTTATCCTAATAGGAATTTAAATATGTCTTTAGAGACTGCTCAAGCTATAGCAGATAATTTAAGTTTAGACAACTATAAAGGAAAAGTATCGTATAGCGGATTTAGTGAGAACCTACTTAATAAGAAATTTGCCGATATAATCAAAATACTTAAAGATAAACTACCAGAAACTACAGCAGAATGTAATACAAATGGTGATAGATTAACACCAGAGTATGCAAAGCAATTATTTGACTCAGGTTTGGATCTACTTTATATAAATTTATATGATGGAATAGATCAAATTAAAAAATTTGATGAGATTATGAAAGATGTTGATAAATCTAAGTATAAATACAGAGCTCATTACTCTCAAGCTGACTATGGTTTAAATATCAATAATAGAGGTGGGTCAATAACTTGGTTAGGGTTAGATGAAGAGTCAGTTGACAAGTTAAAAGG